ATGTTGACGGTCAACACGCCACGTCAACACCTGTCACACAACGACGATACGATGACCTCCCTAACCGGGAGGTTTTTTCGTTTCATGGCATCCATTCGACCACGAACCACCAAAGCGGGTACGCCCTACTACCAGGTTCTGTATCGGCACAACGGCACGCAATCGTCGGACAGCTTCGATGATCCGAAGGAAGCCACCAAGTACAAGAAGCTGTTGGAGCAAATCGGACCCGATGCAGCGCAAGAGCTGATGTTCGGCGCGGAAGCATTACCCGAAGAGATCCCCGCCCTGACGGTGACAGAGTGGTGCACCGAGTACATCGACCATCTGACTGGCGTCGAGGAAGCAACGAAGAACAAGTACCGCTCGTACCTCCGCCGCGACATCGATCCGATTCTTGGCGCTTTGCCGCTATCCGTCGTGAACGAGAAGGCGATCTCGAAGTGGGTCCAAGCGCAGAAGGGCTCCTCGAAGACCATCGCCAACAAGCATGGTTTCTTGTCGGGTGCGTTCAACGGTGCTGTGCGAGCGAATCACATTGAGGTGAACCCGTGTGACGGTCGGAGGTTGCCGGCGCGGCACAAGGAAGATGAGCCGGTGTTCTTGACGCCGGCCGAGTTCGTTCGGGTGCGGGACGTGGTGGTGGAGCAGTGGCGTCCGTTGACGGTGTTTCTGGTGTCGACAGGAATGCGATTCTCCGAGGCTACTGCGCTTCGAGTGGGCGACATCGATCTGGAGGAGCGGACAGCGAGAATCGTGCGGGCCTGGAAGTACACAGGCGAAGCGAAGCGGAAACTCGGGCCGCCGAAGTCCCGGAAGTCTGTGCGGACGATCAACCTGTCAGATCAGGCGATCGAAGCGTGTGGCGATCTGAAGGGTCGCGCACCAGATGAGTTCGTGTTCACGAATCGTCTCGGGCGCCCGGTCACTGCTCAACTTTTTCACAACAAGGCGTGGCGGCCGATGATAGCGGAGCTGTCCGACAGACTAGGGAAGAAGCCGCGGCCACATGATCTTCGGCATTCGTGCGCAAGTTGGATGATCGCGGCCGGGGTACCGCTGCCTGTCATTCAGCAGCACCTCGGCCACGAGTCGATCACGACGACGATCAACATTTACGGGCATCTGGATCGCCGTGCCGCACAAGCAGCATCAGCAGCCCTCAGCGCGGCCCTTGAAGGACTCTGACCTAGCGGGGCAGTTCACTCTTGTATTGCGGGCAGAAAGCGGAGACTGCTGCGCCTACGAGTTGACCTGCATTCTCTGCCGTCCAGCTGTCCGGCCCGTTGAAGTAGGTCATCAGCGAAATGTCCATGAACTCTTCGCCTTTCCTGAAGCTGGCGCAGGCTGTTCGTCCGGCTTCAAGTGCCGTTGAATCCGGGGTGTCAGGGAATCCGATGAGTGTCAGTGTCCCCAGGAATAGGAACTCGGGGTCGTCGGCAGGGTTGTAGTTGGTCGTTGCAGCAACACTTGAGGTCGTCGTGACTGGTGGTGCGGCTGCGACGGTTGTTCGCACTGTTGTAGTCGTCGGCCTGACCGTTGTCGTGGTGGTCGGGGCTGCTTCGGACGTGGTGGTTTCTGCGGCGACCGTTTCGGCATCGTCTTTGCGGTTGGCAAGAGCGTTGACGCCGAAGTATGCGGCGATGAGCACTGCGACTACGCCTGCGCCGATGAGGGCGTGTTTGCGGTCTTTGGCGAGCTTTGCGGGATCAACAGGTGTCGGGGGCGGTGTCGGTTGCGGCATGGGCTGTGTGGCGCTGGTCCATTGTTGTCCGTCCCAGTAGCGGAGCTGCTGGTTGCCTTCAGGGTCGGGATGCCAGCCGGGGCCAGGTGTCGTCATCGTCGTGCCTTTCGGTGGGGGCGCTTAGTTTGAGCGTCGGTCCAGTTCGGAATTAATGTAGGCCCGCTCGAGCGGGGTCAGCGTTCGGACCCGTACGAGAAGTGTGTGCAGGTCTGTCCAGAGTTCCCACGCGCATTCGTCGTCGGGCTGTCCTCGCGTCCAAACGAGTGCATTGACGAGAGAGTCAAGAGGGATCAGGAGCCGTGCCGCGAGTTCGTCGACCAATTTCTCTTCGCGGGCCTCGTAGCGTGGATCCGTGGATGGGAGGCCGCGCTCGAGATGTATCAGTTCGTGAGTGAGGACTGATCGTCGCGCAGCCTGGGTAAGGGTGCGGCAGATGCATATGTCGGTGCCGTCTGTGTAGCCCGCAACCCCCTCGGGAAGTTCGCGGGTGCAGTCGATCACGGTGTCGGCGTGTTTGTTTCGCGCTGTCCGCCAAGGGTGATATCGGGTCATGCGCGGACTGTAGACAGTGATACCGACAATTCAGAACACGACTAGTCGGATCTGGTTTCCTTGTTTCTCCTGGACGCCGCGATTGGTGGCGAAGCGGCAATCGGACGGACAACCCTGAGCGGTTGATTCTGGGAAGTCTCGTCCTCAGGCTTGACACCGATCTTGCTGGCGGCCATGACTCGGATGATCTCGTCTAGGGCGTCGCGTTCTCGTTGGTCGAGAAGGTCGGCTTCGGAGGGTGGGGTGTAGGGCTTCGCAACTTCGCGGGTCTGGCCGATCCAGCGGGATAGTTCGCGTACGTCGATGCGGAGGGCGTCGGCGATTTTGGCGACTGTGGCTGGTTTTGGTTTGGCGTTTCCGGCGCGGATGTTGGTGATGGTGGATGTGCCGATTCCGAGGTGTTCGGCTAGTGCGCGGTGTGAGGGGGATTCGCCGTCACGCTTGTCCACGAAGCCAGCTTTGACGAGCGCTGCGTCCCACAGATCGTCTGTGGTGGGTCCGGTGTTCATGTCTACAAACGTTCCTCACGGCGGCAGTGTTCGAATAGTCAGAGTGTAGACGCGCTGTCTACAAATTCCATCACTGTGATCTGCATTGCTTGAGGTACGGGTCGAAAATCGCCAATTTAGGTGTAGACAAAAGTGTCTACACCGTCTACTGTCTTGTGGGACGGTAGACAGAGCGTCTACAGTGAAACGGAAAGGTAAAGCCATGAAAAACAAGCAATCTGAATGGAGGCTCGACGTGATCGTGAACGCCGACCTGTTGGTCGAATACATGGAGTACAACGACATGTCCGTCCGAGAACTGGCATCGAGGGTGAAGTGCTCCCACTCCACCATCGGCCACTACCGAACTGGCAAGCGAAAGCACTGCCCGCAGAACCGGGCGAAGCTGATCGCCAAGGAGCTTCGAGCCCCCAGGAAGGCCCTTTTTATGCCTGAACCGTTGCGTGTCACGCGTGACAAACGACAATTGGTTTCGGCATGAGGGCACGAAAAAGCCCGCCCTCTTGCAGGAGGACGGGCGAGGCAATCACCAATCGGAAGGAAAAGCGAATGCACATACACCTTACCCCTGACACGGTCGGGGAAGCGATAGCGCGGATCGAGGATCTGTTGGAGTTTCACGGGATGCCTCGCAATTCGTGGTCGGTTCCGTGGAGTGCGTTGGAGTGTGGTTACACGGCGCGGGTGTTGTTGCCGGAAGGTTGGTCGCATCCTGATGCGACGGGAACCATGTTCAAGGCGATTGAGGTTAATGCCGCGGATTTGGTTGCCGCATTGAGTGCGGTGGGCGACAAGTTCGCTGAGGCCGTCAACTTCAAGGCGGCATCATGACTACTCTGACTGGCTTCCAGCTTCCCGAACCGCTTGCGCCTGGCACGGCGGAGTGGTGGACGAAGTACTCGGCGTCGAAGGTCGCGGCGATCGTGGGCTTGTCGAAGTGGGACACCCCTCGCAGCATCTATGACGCGATGAAGGGCATCGTTCCGCTGCAACCGCAAACGGATGTGCAGGGCCGCGGGCATGAGTTCGAACCGCTGATCCGCGGATGGTTTCAGGACATGCACCCGGATTGGTCAGTGGAGGAGACCTCGACCTGGCAGCACTCGATTCGGGAGTGGCAGACAGCGGACCCTGACGGCATCGTCACGATCAGCACTGTTGTCGACGGCGTTGAGGTTGTCGAGATCGAGTTGTTGGAGATCAAGACTGCTGACGACATCCACCAGTGGGGTGATCAGGTCCCGATGCACTATCTGGTGCAGGCGATGTGGCAGATGGATGTGATCGGTGCTCGCCGAACGCATCTCGCGGCGTGCGGTCCGTTCGAACTGTTCCACCGTCGCCCGAAGGTGTTCGTCATCGACTATGACGCCCGCGATGCTGCGGTCTTGCGGGAACGGGTGTTGGCGTTCGATCAGCAGTTGCAGGCAGGTATCCAGCCGCCGGCGGATCATTCGCGTGATTGTGATCGGTTGTCGGTTCGGTATGCGAATACGTCGATTGCTGATGATCCCGGGGTGGATGTTCCGGCGGAGATCGCGGTGCCGTATTTGGAGGCGTTTGCGGCGGAAGCTGCTGTGGCGCTGGAGAAGAAGCGGACCGGGTCGGTGTTGTTGGAGTTTCTGGGTTCGTCGAAGAAGGCGACGTTCAACGGTCACACGATCGCGTCGCGTGTCAACAGCAAGGGCGCGCCGTCTATCCGCGCCACGTCTGGCCTCGCGGAGAAGGCCCCCGAAATCTTGAATCCTCGAAAGGCAGCAGCATGACCGAGATCGCAGTACGAAACGAAAACACTCTCGCCGAGATGATGGAGTGGTCGAAGGCAATGTCGACGGGGGACATGCTTCCCCGACAGTACCGCGGCAACCCTGCCAACTTGATGTTCGCGTGCGAATACGCAGACGCTTTGGGGATCCCGCGCATCAACGCACTCACGTCCATCCACGTCATCGACGGCAAGCCCACCGCATCAGCCGATCTGATCGCGTCGCTCGTCCGGAAGGCCGGTCACAAGCTGCGCGTCGAAGGTGACGACACCTACGCGGAGGCGACGATCATCCGTGCTGATGACCCGGACTATGTGCCGAAGCCTGTTCGCTGGGATGAGGCGAAGGCGCGGAAGGCCGGTAAGTGGGCGAGCAAGGGTCCGTGGACGAATTACCCGGCGGCGATGTTGCGGTCTCGGGCGATCACTGAGGCTGCACGGATGTGGGCTTCTGATGCCTTGTATGGCGTGATCTATACGGCTGAGGAGTTGGGCGGCACGATCGATGAGGATGGTGCGCCTGTTGCGGCGCGGCAGCAGCAGCGCCCGCAGGTTGTGTCGTCGCGGCCACGTTCGATCGCTGAGGCGTTGGGGGAGCCGGAAGACGCCGAAGTCGTGTCGGTGGACGTTGATTCTTTGCTTGCTGCGATTGAGGCTGCTGAGTCGAAGGATGTGTTGCGGGAGCTGTGGAAGCAGACTGCGACGTTGCCGGCGCAGGAGAAGGACGACATTCAGGCGTTGATCATGGGGCGTATTCAGGGGATGTCGGAGGCGGAGTCTGCGGTCGAGGCAGCTGCGGAGCCTGAGCAGTTGCCGTTGGATGCGGAGCCCGTTGACGTGGAGACGGTGGAAGAGCAGGTGGCGTCATGAGCATCTACTTCCGCGATACGTGCACGTGCAGTGGTCCGGTGCCGGGTTGGAACCAGCACGAGTCCTGGTGCGGCACGCGTGAGGACCGTGGTGGCCCGTACAACCGTTGGTCGCATCCGGACGCGAACCTCCCCACCGAAACCCCAAAGGACGCAGCATGACAACTCGTCTCGCGCTGCTGAATCGAGTTTGGAATCTGCATTCGGTGAACTACGGACGAAACCGAGCAACGGGGAAGTTCGAGAAGTTCTGTGACTCTTGCAAACGCGCTTGGCCGTGCCCGACCATTTCGGCGATAGGTGAGCGTCCGATGGCTCCCAAGAAATCGGAGGACGCAGCATGAGTCTTCACATTCTGTGTGTGCCGACTGAAATCGCACACGACGAACCGGACGGTGAGCTTTGGTGCTTCCGTTGCCGCGAACGTCGCGAGTTCCGTTACATCGTGCGCACTCCCACTGACCCGATGTCGTACTACGGGCCATTGCCATCAGTCCGGTGCAGCACCTGCGACGAGTCTGACGCGGATCTATTTCCTGGCCGCAACCGCGAATGGGAGGGGTTGTGAGCGCAGAAGTTTGCGATGCACCTTTCGATTTCTTCCTGCGTGTGGTCACCAGATGCGGTCGACCACAAGGTCACACCGGACCGCACCACCCGCTCCCGTTTCACTACGACGACCTCAAGGAAACGAAATGACCACTGCTGGTGAGCAGCTCAGGTTGGACGGGCAAGACGCGGCCCTCGCAGCCGCAACAGTCGGACACCACGACCACCCCAACCACATCGAAACCGCACTCACGGAACTCATCCGATCCGGCCGCGAGTTCAGTGCCGACCACGTCCGCGACGCAGTCCCACCCGAAACACGGGACTGGCTCCGCGCAGGCAATGGAAACGTCCTCTCATCCATCATCGGCAACGCATCACGCCGCGGCCACATCGCCCAAACCGGATGGTGCCAACCCGCACGAAAAGAACGCCACTCCAACCCGAACCGAGTATGGAAAGGCGCCGCATGATCCGCGAAGCCTCACTCCGAGTACCCATCACCCACCCCAACATCGGCACCTACAGCGCCCTCAGCGAAGTCACCATCGTCCACAAAGACGAACACGGCTACACCATCTGCCTCGACAACGGACACCCCCGCGGCGGCCTCTGCCACCTCGCCGTCGTCCAACGCAACCAGCTGTACATCCCACACGAGAAACGAGAAGCCGCATGACGACCACCGAACAACGCCGGCACGTACCGCCCGACGAAGTGTTCACCATCGACGAGGCCGCGCTACGGCTCAGGTGCAGCCCCACCTACTACCGCGAGCAACTGCGATCGCAGAAGTGGCCCGGCCGAAAGATCGCCAACAAGTGGCGGGTCACCGAAGCTGACATCAAAGAAACCCTGAAGATCGTGTACTCCGATCCGATCTTCCGCCCGCGACCGGATCCGGTGTCAGCCCGCCCTGGCACTCGCCGACGCTACGAACGACACAACCGCCGCAAGTAAGGACAGCCCCACCGTGCCCAAAGACAAGCGGATCTATATCAATCTGGCGGTGGATATGGACCGCAATCCGAAGTACATCAATCTCACGGACGGGCAGAAGTGGTTGATCGTGAAAGCCATTATGCACTGCCGTGAGTACCCCAACGACGGCAATCTGCCGCTGCCTGTGTGGGTGAAGATGGGAACAAAGCGCAACAGAATTTCGGTGGAATCTTGCGGAGCGATCACGATTGTTGCTTCAAAAAATGTCGCGATTGTTCACGACTATGCCGAACACAATCAGACCATCGCGGAGATCGAAAAGTCTCGAAATGAGAAGATCGCCGCAGGTCAGAAGGGAGGCAAGGCCAGGGCAGCGAACCGGGCGCATGCCAACGAAACGCAAGCAGACGGGCTAGCAGCTGCTAAGCAGGACCTCAAGCAGAATCAAGCAGAGATAGAGATAGAGAAAGAGAAAGAACTACTTACTTACGTAAGTAGTTCACCTCACCTAAGAGACGCGCAGGCGAGACCACGGGGAGTGCGAGACATCGCCGAGCATCTCAACGGGACAGCGCACTCCGCTGAGGCGCACATCATCGCAAGGGCCTACTCGGAATCCTGCCCGTCGCCAGTCCCAGGCGATTTGATTTCGAAGATCGCCCAAGCTGTCGACGGATGCCTCAAGTCCGGGGTGAGTCGGGAGCAGATCGAAGCAGGGATCCAGGACTGGGCAGCGTCACCGATGACAGCGGCATCGATGATTCCCGGATTCGTTCACAAGTCCGCGAACCGAGCAGCGACCCCAGCGACCACACAGAAGTCGAAGTCCGACGAGAAAGTCCAAGGCTTCCTCGCCTTCGCCAATCCGAACACCAGGAGGGAACTCGCATGAACGAGTGGATCGAAACGTCAGCGTTGGTGCTGGCGAAGTGCGCCGCGAACGATCCGTGGTTCCCGAACCCGGGCGAGGCTCTCGTCAAGGCGTGGGCCGAAGTGTTCGCGGGATCGCATCTGAGCCGCGAGGACTTGCTCGCTGGTGTGGCACGGGCGTACCGGATCGAGGATGAAGGGTTCCGTCCGTTGCCGGCGTCGATCGTCAAGCATGCTCGCGCCGCGTACTTCGAGGCTCTGGGCGCGCTCGATGACGAGCAGCGGGATCAGATGTTGACGATGGCGTACGAGCTTGAGGACATGGGATTTTCGCCGCCGCTGGCGCAGAAGCATGTTCGTCGGGTGGCGTTGGGGCGTTCCCCGGCGATCGATTTGTCCGAGGCGCAGCGTGCCGAGTTGTTCTCTCGTGTGCAGGTTCGGTTGGCGTTACAGCCTCGGGTTGGTGTTGCTGAGGCTGTTGAGCGGATGGCGGCGTCGAAGAAATGAGCGGATTCGCTGAAAATGTGGCTGAAACGAGATTTGGCGATCCGAAGGTGCCCGTTGGGGTGGATGTGCCGGATTGCGCTCGTTCGTTCGCTGGAGGTCCACTGAGCGCTGGCAACTGTCATGTAGGACGCAAGACGCCAGGCGGCAAATCTTTTTACCGTGTGAGTCATGTGTCTTGCGTGACGCATGATGATTGTCTACAGTTGGAGCATCCCGTTGCAGCGGGACCAGAAATCGGAAGGAATGTCATGACTGTTCTCACTTTTCGTTCGCGTGGCCGGCACCGCACAGGTGTGCCCGTACGTGAACTCATCTCCCGCGCCACCATGTACGACACCGTGAAGGCCCCGGTGTGCGGTACGTGCGGCAGCGTGAACCTCAACCCCCGCGTCGACAGTTCGTTCGGCCCGTTTTTCATCTGCGAGGACTGCATGACGCAGCTCGACACAGACGGGAGCCGGATATGAGATCCCTTGCGCAGCATTGCGACCGGCTCGAATCCCTCGCCCTCATGGACGACCTGACAGACCGGCACGAACGGTTGGAACGCCGCAAGTTGTGGCGCGCACGAACCTACGTCGCCGTCACACTCACCGGACTCTGCATCACCTTCGCTTACACCCTCACCGGATACCTGAACGGATACGCAGCATGAGCAAACGAGAAGAACTGGCCGAGAAGATCGCAGTCGCACTGCGTGACAACACTCCTTGGGACGGTTACATCGACATCGGCGACCTCGGTGACGTACTGCTCGACCATGTCTACGACCTACGCGCAGTCGCTGATGCGGTCCTCGCCGACTACCAGCCCAAGCCTCGCACGGTGAACAACATCGAAGACTTGAATGCCGAGATCCCTGGAACTGTCGCAATGTTCGCGGACGGCAACGTCGCAACAGCCGGTGCCGAGTTCCACGACTATCCGGGCGGCAACGGAAATCGAGTCTGGTGGGGAACACGTTCCGAGCGCCCACTGCCTGCCCGCATCCTATTCACCCCGGAGGTAACAGCATGAGCGGATACCAGTCACTCCACGACCTCATCATCGAGCACGTTGGCGATGACATCTTCCCCCACCAGAGCGAAGCCCTCGCGAACGCGATCATCACCGAATGGATGCCCACCGAAGCTGAAGCGGTGATCCAGGCGAAGCGTGAAGCCGAGAAGCAGAAGAAGCAGCTTGAGAAGGTCCGCAATGACAACCAGCAGACCATGATGACTGCGAACATGCCCAACGTCGGCGGTGCAATGTGAGCGCAAACCACATCGAAGCCCTCGCAAAATCACTGTACGAGAACGGAAACCCCCAGCACACCGCCGCAGATCGCGCAATGCTCGGACCGTTCGAAGCACTGGATGCATTGCAGCAGACGATCTGGATCGACCTCGCCAACGCCGCACACAACCACCTCACACAAGCAGATGAAGGAACGACCGACGCAGGTCTGGCCGACCTCATCGCAGCGCACACCCTTTCCGGGCCGTTCATCGAGTACGACAGCGACGGGCATCATGTCGATGACATCTACCTTTGCGGCAAGGGCTGCAAGTGGACCAGCAACGAAGGCGCGGTCAACCGAAGCGAGTTCGCAGCCCACGCCGCGCATGTGGCGTTGGTGGTGGAGCAGCACACCAACAGGCGGATAGCGCCAGTCCTCAAAGACTTCGACTGGCACATCCAGAACGCCTCGAACGGCGCAGTCTTCGCGGCAGTCGAGGGGGAGTGATGGCGCACTTCGATAACGATGACGGACTCGCCTACGACGACGACCCCGCCGACTTCTGGGACCAAGCCGACCGAGCCCACGAACAGGCGGCAGGGAAATGATCGCAACCAGCCTCTCCACCCAATCCTGCCCCACCGGCTTGTGCGGTCAATGCGGGCCGTGCCGACGCGAAATGCGCGACGCTGACCGCCTCATGATCCCGAAAGTTCAAGCACCCATAGAACTCTCACCCACCGTCCAACAACTCCTAGCCGAAGACCGCAAACGCGAACGCCGCACCCGACGCCCCATCGCAAAAGTACAAAACCGGCGCACCACACCACCACGACGACCCACACCACTGCCGCCCACGACACCCACCCCACCCCACATCGAACCCTGCACCGAATGCCACCAACCCCGCGGACTCACCCGCGGCCGGATCGACGGCGTAGGAACCCTCTGCACCGTCTGCTACGACCGACCGAACCTCCAACACATCATCGACACCATCACCGCCACACCCGTACGCACCAAAGCACAAAACACCGCAATATCCCGCGCCCGCCTCCGCATCCAACGCATCACCTACAACGGGCGCCCCTACCACCCCAACGCACCACACGGCACCGACAACAGCTACATCTGCTACCAATGCCGCTGCGAAGCCTGCACCCAAGCGCACGCCGAACTCGACAAAGCACGCCGATGACCCACACCCTCACCATCATCGACACCCACCACCCCGGCCGTCCACCCCTCACCATGAACGAATGGCGCAACGCCCACTGGACAAAAAAGTCCAAGGCCCGCACCCGCATCCACTGGCAGATCCGACAAGCACTACAAACCAACCCGATCCCCATGTGCGAACAAGTAACCATCAGCATCACCCAATACGCACCCGACGCTCGCATCCGAGACGCAGACGGACTCAGCGCATTCCGCAAAGACGCCATCGACGCCCTCCGCCAACACGTCATCCCCGACGACGCCCAAAAGCATGTGATCGACGGCGGCAACACCATCCTCCTGGACCGCGAAAACCCTCGCATCGAAATCCGAATCGAGCCCACACCATGAGCAACCTAAGCGAAGACATCATCCGCACAACACTTCTGGGCGTCGCCAACACCCTCGGAGTACGAATCGACATTCCGGACGAGACGATCGCAGACCTTGCGGCCACACTCCAAACCGAAATCGACCGACTCGAAGCCGTCGAAACCGAGAGTTTCGAATTCCTCAACGAGTTGGCGTTGGCATTCCGAGCCGCCGAGAACCACCCTCGCCCCCAGTACGCTCCGGTCCTCGAAGGCATCCGGGCAGTCCTCGCTCACCTCACCGCTGCCGGTCGCCTCTTGGCCGCCGACGAGCAGCGACTCACCGCCGAACAGGTGGAAGACGTGCGGGCGGCGCGAGAGGGGTTGAGGGGGTACCGCAACTTCGACGGGAACGCCCGAGGCCACGTCAACCGGCTCATCGCAGCGGTCGACGCCCTGTTCCCGGCAACCGAACCCGCCGAGGACTTCAAGCCCAGCCAGTCAATCGACGAGGCTGTTGCCCGCGTCTGGAGAGCGTTCACTCCCGCCCCTGCTGTACCCGCCGAGGAGGAGACGAAAGCGGAGGACTACTGCTGCCATCCGAAATGCCGCTGGTCAGATTGGGGTGGCATCAATCGCAAGCATGAACGCGGAGCTGACTGCCCGATCGTGCCCAAGCCCACCTCCTCGCCGGTTGTCCCTGCCCCCACCGAAACCGGACCGTGGCCGAGCCTGAACGACGTGCCAGCTGAGGTGGCCAAGGTGCGGGACAGTGAAGGTTTCAACTGGCGACGAGTCGGTCGTCGCAGTTGGGAGGGGCAAACAACGCAAGGTCGATGGGCCAAAGTCAACAACCCCGCCAACTTCGACTACTGCGCCCCGTTCGTTGCGGCCGAGGAGGGGTGAGCATGACCCTCAAGCTCCTCGACCTTTTCTCCTGCGCTGGTGGCGCTGCCCGCGGATACCAAAACGCCGGCTTCCACGTCACAGGCGTCGACATCAACCCCCAACCCAACTACGCCGGAGACACATTCATCCAAGGCGACGCCCTCGAATACCTCGCCGCACACGGACACGAATACGACGCCGTACACGGTTCCCCACCATGCCAGGCATCATGCACCCTCATCAAAGGCAACCAGAAAGCAACCGCAGGCAACCACATCAACCTGATCCCCGCCACGCGTGCAGCGTTCGCGGAACTGTCGGTGCCGACGATCATCGAAAACGTCCAAGGCTCAGACCTCCGACGCGACCTCACCCTCTGCGGGGAGATGTTCGGGCTCGGCGTGATCCGGCACCGCTACTTCGAAGTCACTGGCTTCGAAGTCACGCAACCGGAGCATCGGAAGCATCGCGGCCGGGTCGCCGGATACCGGCACGGTGAATGGTTCGACGGCCCCTACTTCGCTGTGTACGGCGATGGTGGCGGCAAAGGCACTGTCGCGCAATGGCAGAAGGCGATGGGCATCGACTGGACTGATGTGCGCAAGGAGCTAGCGGAAAGTATCCCGCCAGCGTACGCAGAGTTTGTGGGCCGTCAGTTGATGGCTCAGCTTGTGGGGGTGTCGTCGTGACCGCGCCTGATCCGGGGTTGACTGACCTCATCGCAGCGCACCAGGAGCGACCGCATCACGACAGTTGGATCTGCTCATGCGGCATAGAGGGTCCGCAACGAATCCATGCCGCGCATGTGGCCGAGCTACTGACGGCGACCTACACGATCACCCCGAAGCTCATCGCGAAACCCGGAGTCCCATGCGGCGATTGGGCGGACGGTCACAGCTACCGCAAATGCACCCGACCGAAAGGACACGAGGGCCACCATGGCTGACCTCACCGACCTCATCGCAGCGCACTACCCGACTTACGATGCGCGCCAAGTGTTCGATGGATGCGCCTGCGGTAAGTCGATGTTCCGCAAAGACCATCCCGCGCATGTGGCGTTGGTGGTGGAGCAGCACACCAACGGGCGGACCGCGGAACTCGAAGCCCGAGTGGATGAGTGGAGCGCTGAGTATCGGAAAGGGGTCCAGTCCCGCGACGACTGGCGTGCCCGCGCCGAGAAGGCGGAGGCCACGATCGCCAGGGTGCGGAACGCGCTGCCGAACATCGAAGGCATCAACCCGGACAGCAGCCACTACGACAAAGGCTGGGACCGAGGACAGCAAATCCTCACCGAACACATCCAGTCGGCAATCACCGGCGACTACACCCGCGCAGCTTTGGAAGGGGAACAGCAATGAGACTCAAACTCGCACCGAAACTTCGACCGCTACCCGAGCTGGGAATGCATCAGATCACCGCATCCCAGCTCGCCACAAACGGCATGGACGGCAACCCGATCTACAAGAGCGATCACATTGGCAGGGCCATTGCCGTCCGTGCAAACGGCGCGCTCCTCGCCGGGAAGCTGTGCGCCGTCACGGACTCCGCGACCTCCCCGCTGCTAGTTCTCGAAATCGGCTACCACAAGGTTGCGGTTCACCCAACGCATCCCGTCACGGTCGCACCCGAGGGTTGCCAACTGAACGTGGTCGCTAGGCCGAAACCTGAAGGGGAACAGCAATGAGCCGACGCGAGTACACCATCCGACTTGCTTGCACATTCGAAGGATGCAAGGAGCGGTCATTCACCACTGCCACCACCCGGCGAGAAGAAACCGAAATCCGCCAGCAATACCAACGCAGCCCGTATCGCTGCGTACGACACACCAACCCCGACGAAGTGCTATCTGCTGACAATACCGAGCAGACGATCACACTCACCGCAGAGAAGGTTGTTGCGCCACACCTACGTGGCATTGACCTCCCTGGCGAAGTTCGCTACCTCGACGGCCTCTTCTGGGATAAGCGGCAGGGATTCACATACGGCCCAGGCTTTAAAGCCTACGCATCCGACTTCCCACCTGGAACAAAGCTGATCGTCACAGCCCGAATCGAACTGCCTTCGGAGGAGTCGTTGTGAGTGAGATCCGATCACAGGCCACACCCGCGACGAACCTCGAAACCCAACTCCGCGAAGCACTGCAAACCGCGGCCCGCAACGAAATCCTCCGCAACCCAAACAGTGCAACACAATTCAAAACACAAACCAAAACCAACCAGGACCGCATCATCGACGGGTTCTCAGCGTGGGTCCTACCCACCATCCTCCCCATCATCAACCAACACATCGAGGAGACCCGCACATGAGCGGCGACACCACCATCACCGTCATCGGCAACCTCACCGCCGACCCCGAACTTCGTTTCACACCCGCCGGCGCCGCAGTCGCAAACTTCACCGTCGCCAGTACCCCTCGCACATTCGACCGGACGAAAAACGAATGGATCGACGGCGATGCACTGTTCATGCGTTGCAACATCTGGCGCGAAGCAGCCGAAAACGTCGCCGAAAGCCTGACGCGTGGGTCTCGGGTGATCGTGTCCGGCCGACTCAAGCAGCGTTCTTACGAAACTCGTGAAGGGGAAAAGCGGACCGTCGTGGAATTGGAGGTCGACGAAATCGGGCCCTCACTCAAGTACGCCACAGCCAAGGTCAACAAAGCCGACCGCAAAAGCGGAGGAGCGCGCACCACCGCGACGGCCACGCAGGACGACCCCTGGGGCAGCCCACCCGCCGCAACATCCGACGAAGCCCCATTCTGACCGAGGAGACACCGTGTCAACCGAAAACACGACAGTCGACTACAAGGCGAAACTCATCTACATCGTCGGCAGTGACAAGCCGATCAACAACTGCTTCTGCCGCTACTGCGACAACGAGTGGGACCGGATCATGGACGAACTCGACCCAGACGGCTGGATGTCACGTCTGTCGAAGTTCATGGTCGTCTGCCCCGACTGTGGCTGCAAACGCTGCCCACGTGCCACCTACCACGATCACGGCTGCACGGCGAGCAACGAACCAGGACAACCACTTTCGGTATACGGAGATTTTGAGCTCGACACCACACGGATGGACTCTGAGGAGACGTTGTGACTGACCACTGGTTCATCCCGAAACAAGAACAAGTCGACCTCGACGATGCGTTATCAGATGCCCCCGACATCTGCGACGACCTCAGCGAAGCCATGAAACCGCGCATCGCCACCGCCAACTGGCAACCGAAAGTATCTACCGGGGATCGGCCTCAACCACTCCCATACAACGTCGCAGCAGTCGACGCCGCCGACAGACTCCTCATCTGCCTCGAAGGATGGGCACTGTGGCTAGCTGAAATCCGAAACATCACCCCACCCACCAGCACCATCAAAAGCACCGCAGCATTCCTCCGCCGACACCTACTACTCCTCGCCGCCACCGAAGGCAGCACATACGCCCACTACAACATCACCGAGGAAATCCGGCACGCACGCAACGCCAGCGGACGCAACCTCGCAGTCACACCCAAACCCAACCCACAACGCCTCGCCCAAGCACACGCCGAACAACTCAACGCCCGAGGAATCGCCACCCTCGCCAAACACATCGGCGCCCAAGGCCTCACCATCCGCCGCATCAAACACCTACGCGAAACCGGAAAAATCGTGCCGGTCCGCTACGCGGACAAACGAACCCCCATCTACCAACTCGGCGACGTACTCAACGCCCACTACGCCACACCCGAACGCAATAGGATCGCAGGATGACACAGGTAACTATCGAAGTCAGATCAGAGCAACACGGAAACATATCCGTAAACCTCGAACCATCCACCCGAGAAATCGGAGACGACGAACGCGACATCATCAGACAACTACTGGAAGAAGCACTCCAGAAGGTCATCCGCGCATACCAACTCAACCTCCCCGCCCCAGCGAAAGACATAGTCACAGCAACAATCATTTTCCCAGACGGACGCGAACAGGAAGCGGCCGCAGCACCAGGCGGACACATAAAATTCGACCTCCGCAAACCGTAACCAATATTACTTGCATGTCTGCAACCTTTGCGGCGATGCAAGTGATACGCTATGCGCGTACGCGACACCTGACAATCACAACTCGGGTGTCGCGTTTCGTGTACTTGCTGCACACCGCGCCGGTCTCTGAGACAACGGCGCCCCCTTGTGAGGGACGTGCAGCAACCCCCGGATGGAGCAACCCACAATCACCACTCGGCATGGGTGCACGTCCGGGGACCAAACTTCAGGAGGCCCGATGCAAACAATCCTCAACCTCATCGAAGCCATCCGAATCACAATCGCCCTCATCAACTTCTGGGTCATCTAATGCCCAGCCGCGACCTACTCATCTGGGCAATCACCGGAATCTGGCGCATGTACACCACATAAGGAGACGGACATGACACCCTGCCCCAACTTCCTCCCCGTCTCCACACCAAACAACGGCCACTGGAAACTCGACTGCACCCAAACCAACAACCACACAGGCGACCACACCACCAGCAACGGCCACACCTGGACAATCGCCAAACCCAAACCTTTGGGGCCCTCACCGCGCACACGAGAGCAGTGAGTGGCCGCGTGGACCGATGAAGAGAGCGCACGGCTAACCGAACTACATGGCGCGGGGAAGTCCTTGACCTTCATCGCGAAGACCATGGGTAGGTCGACGGAGACGATTCACCGGCATTCGGAGCGGCTCAAGTTGTCGTGGGATCGGTCTCGGACGGCGAAGGCTGCTGAGGCTGTGCACGTCGACAACAAAGCGCGACGGGCACGCATCGAAGAGCAGTTGTTGGTCAAGTCCGAGGACATGCTCGCTCAACTCGATAAGCCTGCCATCGTGTATTCGTTCGGCGGCCAGTTCAATCAGTACGAGCAGCATGAGTTGGATAAGCCTGATCCGGTGGCGCAGAAGCACATCGTTCAAGCGCTCTCCACCGCACTCAACGCCGCGAACAAGCTGCACGAGATGAACGCCGGCCAACAAGCCGAGAAGGCTGTATCCGCGCTCGTCCAGATGCAAGGCGCCCTCGAACAATTCGCTGCACAGTACGAAGCCGAACAAGGGGAGTGACCGGGTTGTTGCCTTCGAAGCTCGGCACACTGTCCCCGAAGCAAGCCCACAGTATCGGTGCAGCATCAGCTGAAGTGGTCATCTGGCATGGCGCCGTGTCATCCGGTAAGACGATCGGATCGTTGTTCAAACTGTTGATGAAGATCGCGACCGCCCCCACCTCAGGGGAAATCGTCATCATCGGCCGCACCAGAGACACCGTCTACCGCAACATCATGCAAGCACTGTTGGATCCAGCACTGTTCGGTGACCTGGTTGACCACATCAGCTACAACCGCGGTGCACCCACCGCAACCATCTTCGGTCGCACAGTCCACATCCTCGGCAGCTCCGATGTTCGCGCTGAATCAACCATCCGAGGCATGACCATCTGCATCGCCTACCTCGACGAAGCAACACTGGTCAGCAAAGAGTTCTTCTCCATGCTCCACAGCCGTTTGCGCGTCAAAGGGTATGCGTGCCAACTGTTCGTCACCACCAACCCCGACGCACCAAGGCACTGGCTCAAAACCGACTGGATCGACCGCGAACACGACCCGAAACTCAACATCCGCTGCTTCCACTTCGAAATCGAAGACAACCGCGACAACCTCCCCGACGGATACATCGAAACCCGCCAAGCCCAATACTCCGGACTCTGGTACGACCGATTCATCCTCGGCAAATGGACCATGGCAGACGGCGTCATCTACGACTGCTTCGACCCCGCACGCCACGTCGTCGACCAAACACCCGAAATCCAACGCATCATCGCAATGGGCATCGACGACGGCGTCAACCACCCAGCCGCCGGCCTCCTCATCGGCCTCGGCATCGACAACAAGCTGTACGCAATGGCCGAATGGGCGCCACCATCAGGCACACCAGCCGACCGCACCAAATCGTTACGCCGATTCATCAACGAACACGGCAAACCAGAACGGTTCTTCGTAGACCCATCAGCAGCAGCGCTGAAGATGCAGATGCAACGCGAAGGGTTCGGCATCATCATGAACGCCCACAACTCCCACAAATCGGGCATCGGCGTCGTCTCAGCCTTACTGTCCACCGACCAACTACTCATCAACGGGCCGCTGTGCACCAACCTGCTCGGAGAGATCGGTGGATATGTGTGGGACCGCAAAGCTGCTGAACGAGGCGAAGACGCCCCAGTCAAAGAAGATGATGACTTCTGCGACGCCTGGCGTTACGGCGTGTTCTCGTCGTTCACGTTCTGGCGCAATCACATTCCCATCGAAATCACTATCGCCGAGGAGGTAGCCGCATGATCAAAGCTGGCATGGCGTGGCCACCAACCGAGCTCGGCAAAGTCGTGGAACGCACCCGCGAGTCTCAGGTGTGGTGGGAAGGCGATCCCGCGAAGCTCGACGACTACTACCAAGCAGGGAACCGCACATCCCCGTCAGGTGTGAAGGATCGACTGTCCGCGGCGTACAACGCGTTCTGGGGTCGCCCCGTCAGCCAGACGACCACCCCGATCAAGCGGTTGCATGCACCGATCGCCGGCGATATCCCGAAACTGTCCGCGTCATGCTTGTTCTCGGAGACACTCACGATCGTAGACCCCACAGGTGCCACGCAGGAACGCGCTGACCTGATCTTCAACACCCCAACCTTCCACGGTGACCTGTTCACCGCCGGCGAATCCTGCTCAGCGTTGGGTGGCTCGTATCAGCGTGTGGTGTGGGACGAGGAAGTCGCCGACAACGCGTGGATCGACTTCGTGGACGCTGACAAGGCGATCCCCGAATACAGGTGGGGCCGGCTCGTCGCGGTCACGTTCTGGTCTGAGCTTGCGGGTTCGGATGAGCGGGACGTGTGGCGTCATCTGGAACGGTACGAGAAGGGGAAGATCGTCCACTCCCTCTACCAGGGGACGCCGACGGACCTCGGCAGCGTGAAGGATTTGGACGCCCACGATGACACCAAGGGCCTAGTGAAGGAGCTCACCGCGTTTGACGGTGAGCTCGGTGGTTACGTCGACCTCGGCGTCGATGAACTGGCAGCCCGATACGTCCCCAACGTCCTCCCCAACCCCGAATGGCGGAACCACAACACACTCCGCTACCTCGGCCGCGCAGACATCTCCACCGACACAATCCCACTGCTCCACGAACTCGACCGCATCTACTCCTCACTCGTTCGAGACTTCCGCATCGGCCAAGCCCGCATGTTCGCCTCAGACGACCTCCTCGAAAACCTCGGCGCCGGCAAAGGCATGGCGCTGTCCGAGGACCGGGAAGTGTTTCAGGCAGTCGGTACTGGTGTCGGCTCGACAGGTACCTCGATGTCGATGCTCCAGTTCCATCAGCCCGAGATCCGTGTCCTTCAGCATGATCAGGGCGCGGAGATGCTGATCCGTGAAGTGCTCCGCAAGACCGGCTATTCGCCTGTGTCGTTTGGTATGTCGGATGAGGTTGCTCAGACGGCTACGGAGGCGCAGGGGAAGAAGGAGTGGACGGTCATCACGACCAACGGTAAGGCCCGCTATTGGGGTGCCGCGTTAGCTCCGTTGGCGACGATCTGCCTCCGCATCGACGCCGCCAAGTTCAAAGGTGTTGCTCCGTCGGAGGAGTTGGAGATCGAGTGGCCTGAGTTCGCTCGTGAATCTGATGAGGCGAAGTCGCGGACTGTCTTGAATTGGTCTACGTCGAATGCTGCGTCCACGAGGACGAAGGTCGCGTACCTGAATCAGGACAAGGACGAGAAGTGGATCGACGATGAGGCCGCGGCGATCGATAAGGCTGGCGCGGTTCCTGATCCATCCGGGGGCTTCGGAGGCGGATTCTAAAGGGGGTAGGCGATGGCGCTCGACCCGTCCGAAGCAGCAGGCCTCCCCGACGAACTCATCAACCTCTACACCGAAGCCGAACTCGCTCTGATGTCGATGCTCGCCGAAGCGATCGTGGCGGGCATCGACACACCAGAGTGGGAAGCGCGTCAGCCGGCGGAGATGTTGCGGTTTCGGCAGCAGGCGCAGTTGTTGGCGTTGCAGTTGCAATCCCAGATGCCGGCGCTTGTTGAGGGTGCGGTTGCTGGTGCTGCGGAGCGTGGTCGGGAGGCTGCGGACGAGGACTTGAAGGCGTTGCCGAAGCCGCCTCCGGTTCCGCCTGTGACGCCTGCTCGGGATCGGAAGACTCGCGCAGCGATCTATGCGGGGCAGCAGGTTTTGTCGCAGGTTACTGCTCGGATACCGGGTGCTGCGGGGGAGTTGCATTCGCAGGTGACAACGCAGATCATCGCCCGCCATTCAGGCAAGACAGGTACGCGCCTGGATGCAGCGCAACAAGCCCTCGACATCCTAACCAAACGTGGCGTGACCGGATTCCGTGATGCTGCCGGCCGCAACTGGTCCCTCGCCTCCTACATCGAGATGAAGTCCCGAACCATCGTCAACCAAGAGCTGATCGATGGGCACACGGATCGGATGTTGGAGCGCGGCCAAAACCTGATCGTCGTGTCCAGCCACTCGAACCCTGCACCGCAATGCCAACCCTACGAAGGGCAAGTCCTCTCGTTGGATGGTGAGGCGGGGACGGTGATCCGGCCCAACGCGACCGGCGGCCGTGCGGTGAAGGTGAAGATCAAAGCCACGCTGAAAGATGCGCGCTCGAACGGCTTCCAACACCCCAACTGCGGCCACGCTGTATCAGCGTTCATCCCTGGCGGGTCAAGGACGTTCGAGACGAAGCCGGATCCGGAAGGGTACGCAGCCTCTCAGAAGCAGCGGGCGATGGAGCGGGACATCCGCGACACCCGTAAGCAGCAGGCCGTCGCAGTCACCCCAGCGAGGAAACGCGAGTTGGCTGCCCGGTTGAAGGCGCAGCGAGCCGCGATCGCCGCTCACACCGCGCAACACGACCTGAAACGCCGGCCCAACCGCGAACGCCTCGGCGCACGCTGATCTATCGGGTTTTCCCAATACACGCCGATAGATCCCCAGAGTTTCCCGCCGCATGGCGGAATCGCAGTAACCCCAACAGCCCCCAGCCGCACGGCAACCGGGGCCAATGCCGCATGGCACAAGGAGAGAACAATGCGCGTCCAACGATCCGTCATCGCACCCGAACCGTTCGACATGTTCGCCCGAGCATCCCGCTGGCCGTCCCGCCAGCACCCTCGACGCGACGAAGAAGGCCACGACGGTGGGGGAGAAGGCGGCACCAACGCCAACGACGACGCCAGCGCAAACAACGACGCAGGAACCAACAGCGCCGAAGGCGAAGCTGGCAAGGACGGCGCAGGCGAGAACAAGGACATCGACTGGAAAGCGATGTCCCGCAAGCACGAAGCGGAAGCGAAGAAGAACCGCGACGCTGCTGCCGAGCTGGAGAAGATCCGGGCCAAGAACCGGACCGCCGAGGAGAAGGCAGCGAAGGAAGCCGCCGACGCCAAGGCTGACGCTGAAGCCGCCCGCGCTGAAGCCGCACGCGAACGCGCAGCCCGCAAGTACGGACTGTCCGACGAAGACCTCGACTTCCTCGAAGGCGTACCAGCCGACAAGTTCGACGCCAAAGCGAAAGCACTCTCCGAACGCATCAAAACCGCCGCACCCGCCGGCCGATCCGGTCGGCAAGCAACAGGCGGAACCACCAAAACCGACGAGATGGACCCGAAGAAACTCGCCGAACGCGCCGCGAGCCGCAAACCGGGCATCCGAATCTACTAACCAGGAGCACACCTCATGGCAAACACCATCCTCAAGGCCGAGCAGATCCTCTCTGCCGGTCTCGGCGTCCTCGAACGCGATGTAGTTCTTCCGAGCATCGTCGCCTCCGATGCGTCGCAGCACTTCTCCAGCCGGTCCCCGAAGAACGACACCGTCAGCATCCGTGTCGCCGGCCGCACGGTCGCGAAGGACAAGCCGTGGCGAGACAAGACCGCCGCGATCGAGATTTCCGACCTGAACGAATTCAAGGTCGACGTGAAGCTCGATCAGCACCCGTACAACGCGATCGAACTGACCGACGAAGAGCTGACCCTCGACATCGACCAGTTCACCGAGCAGGTTGTCCTGCCGCAGACCCGTTCTGTCGCTGAACGCCTCGAAGACAAGATCGCATCGAAGATCACGTCGGCGTCGTATCCGCTGAACTCGCTGATCGCCATCGGTAGCGACTTCTACGCCGCCGCAGTCAAGGCCCGCAAGGAACTGAACGACTACCACGTTCCTCAGACCGATCGAGTGTTCCTCGTCGGTACGGCGGTGGAAGCGTCGATCCTGCTGTCGGATCAGTTCCGCAAGGCAGATCAGGCTGGCGATGCGAACGCGCTCCGTAATGCAACCATCGGTTCTGTCGCGGGGTTCCAGATCGTCGTGTCGAACAGCATCCACCCGCAGGAAGCGTTCGCGTTCCACCGCAGCGCCTTCCAGGCTGTGTACCGCGTTCCCGCTTCGCCGCTGGGTGGCGTCGACACGGCATCTGGTTCGTACGCCGGCATCGCGTTGCGTTGGGTTCGTGACTACGACTCCACGCACATGGTGAACCGCAGCGTGTTCGACACGTTCTTCGGCATCAACGTTGTCACTGATCCCGACGACTACGCGGACCCGAACTCCACGTTCAGCCTGAAGCGTGCAGTGAAGCTGACTCTCGGTGACATCAGCTACACCGTCACTCTCGGTGCTGCCACAGCTGGCACGTTCACTCTGACTGTCGGTGGACGCACGACCGCTGGGATCGCGTACAACGCGACCGCGGCGGCTGTGAAGACTGCGATCGTCGCTCTCGATGACGGGATCGCTGCTGCTGATGTGACGGTCACCGGATCTGCTGGTGGTCCGTACACGGTGACGGTTCCCGGTTCGCTGACTGGCTCGGGTTCGGGCCTGACCGGCGGATCGTTCGCGGTCACTCAGGCGTAACACCTGATGCCCACCCCCCGAGTCGCCTTCCTGTGCGGCTCGGGGCTGGTGGGACCAACGCTTGATGGTTGGTGCGTCAAACACACGCCCGGTGAATCGTCATTAGCCCGTGTGAAGGCCGCTTGGGGTTTCCAATGCCGGGTTCCTTTCGGCCCTGTAGCAGCGCGTCAAATTCCGGACCTGAAATCCGGTACCTGCGCACCAACCATCAACACCCCGAGGAGAATCCGTGCTCGTCTATGCGACCGCCGATCAACTGGAAACATGGATGGGGGAAACCCCTGAACCTGCCCCCGCGAAGGTGACTGCAATGCTGCGGGAAGCATCCGGCCTCGTCGGCACCGCATGCCAGTGCGACATCTACGACACCCTCCCCAATGGGAAGCCCTCGGATGACGATCTGTCGGAGGCGATGCAGGAAGCGACGTGCGCGCAAGTGCATGCGTGGTTGGCGTCGGGTGATGATCCGATCAAGGGCGCCGGCGGTCAGGAGCCGCGGTTGACGACGACCGCGATTGATGGTGCATCGTTGTCGTATGACACGTATTTGACGGCTCCAGATCGCATGAATGCGCTGAAGTTTTTGGCGCCTGGTGCGTTGCGGATTTTGCGGTTGGCGGGTCTCGCGTCGTCGGCGGTGCAGTCATGGTGAACCCGATGGACACTGCACTTGCCGCTATCGACGCCGAGATCAACGCATCTCATGGTGATCGGGTCGATCCGGATCATGATTTGACTGAGTCTCGCGGGTATCGGCGTGGTCTTGCGTACGCGCATTTCCTGATTCGTGAGGCGGTGGGTCCGTGAGCGTCGCTGATCAGATCGCGAAGGTGTGGTTTGTGTGGCCGGTTTCGGTGCAGCGGCATGCGGGCGAAGGCCCGTACGAGCCGGCGTTCGATCCGGCGGTGACTGTGCTCGGGAAGATCACCACGAAACGCAAGTTGGTGAAGGCTGCTGATGGTTCGGAGGTCATCTCCGAGGCCAGGGTGAGTATGCATGTCACCACTGCGCTGATTCCTGTCGGCTCGCTGGTGACTTTTCCGCCCGAGTTTGGTGGACGCACGGCTGTGGTGTTGGCGGAGCAACGCCATGACGACGGCAACGGTTTGACCCCCAACTTCTACAGCGTGGATCTGACCTAGGAGCGTGGCATGGCTGGCTTGCTTGGTGTCGCGAAGGCGGGTTGGGCTTGCTGCCGACCTCACACGCGAGGGCATCGGCGCCGCAACGGTTCCGCCCGGATGGCTGAGAAGCACGTGACTCAGAAGTGGTTGGACGAGTACGAGTCTCAGGACCTCGATATGTGTGGCGGTCTTCCCTGCTGCTGCATCCCGGGAATCAACTGTGAACGGTAGGAGCATGGAATGAGCATTGTCGAACTCATTGGATTCCTCGGGATCTTGTTGGCGCCGTCGATGGTTACAGCGCTCATCTTGTACACAGGAGACCGCTCATGAGTACTGCTCTGAACTTTCCGATCGAGCCAGTCCGCTCCGCCATCACCGACGGACTACACGCTGCCGCTGAAGTCATCAAGCAAGAGTCAATCGAGCGCACCCCGAAAGAAACCGGCGAACTCCGAAACGACTGCACGACAGCCGCAGAAGGATTCGAAGCAGTCGTCTACTACTCGAAGCCGTACGCCGCGAAGCAACACGAAGAACTCGGCTATCACCATCAGGACGGTGAGGCGAAGTTCCTCGAGAACGCGTGCATCGCGAAAGCCCCCATCGTGGGGCGGATCATCGCTGAGGCGATACGGAGGCAACTCGGATGACACTCGTTCGGGCACCGGACACCGTCGAACTACTCGAAGCCCTCGCCCAACACCTCACCAACCTCGGGCTCGCACGCTGGGAGCCGAACCTCACCACCTACCCAACCGGCGCACTGCCGGTGGTGTTCTTCGGGCAACTCCGAGACAAACCCGACAACGCGATCTTCATCAACGTCTACAACGACGACCGATCGAAGGACGAAGCAACCCCCGACTACTACGTCCAAATACGTTTCCGGGCTGCTGGCCTCGACGTGAGAGCAGTTGAACGCATGGCCGACACAGTGTTCCGCGCCATCGACGACACCCTCCACGAACGCAGCAACACCGTGTGGGCGGGCATCAACATCCTCAACTGCCGCCGCCACATCCGCGGCCCCGCCGCATTGGAAGCCAGCAACCGCTACACCCGCCCCGATTCGTACACCATCACCACAAACCCAGGAGCAAACCCATGACCACACCCACCGTATCCCTCGCCTCAACACTCGGCCGCGACTGGATCCTCGACGTATCCGAAGACGGAACCACATTCCTCCGAGTCCGCGGACTCTCCAACGCCACACCAGTATTCGCCGGCGCCATGCAGGACGACTCCGACATCGACTCCGAAGGTTTCGCGTCGCAGATCGCCACCGGCCTCGCGTTCTCCATCCCCTTCGCAGGCAAGCGCAAGGGCGAAGACACCACCGGCTTCGTCGACGACCCGGGCCAGAACCTGCTCCGCAAGCTGGGTCGCAAGACCGGCAAGGACAACTTCGTTGTTGCCCGCATCTACCGCCGCGACGACATCGACGAGGCATACCAGGCGACGTGCGCTGTCGAGTTCAAGGATGATCCGGCATCGGATCAGAACTCGTTGCAGACGTTCTCGGGAACGTTGTGGGGCCGCGGCAAGCCGCAGGACATCGTCAAGCCCCTCGTACCTTCGGGCGAGCAGGTGTTCACTGTCGGCGTCGGCGCAGCCACCGCAGGCACCTTCACCCTCACCTGGAACGGCAAGACCACCACGGCCCTCGCCTACAACGCGACCGCCGCTGCAATCAAGGCTGCTCTGGTCGCCCTCGATGACGGTTACGTGGCAGCGGACTTCACGACCTCCGGCACGGCGCCGACCTGGTCGGTCACTGTCCCTGGCGGCGTCGTAAGCGGCGACGGTACCGCACTGACCGGTGGAGCGCTGACCGTAGTCGTAAACCCTTAGGTAGCTCGATCATCGGGTCGTCCACCTCGGTGATCGGGCCGACCCTGGTAATCGTTTGACCGCAGGAAGGCGGGTAGTTCCATGAACTTTATTCGACCGAACATTGTGAGTGGGGCTACCCGCCTAACGAAAGAGTTGGTGGATGACATCACGAAAGGCATCTCGGACGGGCACGAGATCCTTTCGACAGCATCAGCCAACGCGACCCGGATGCTCTCGAAACTGAACCGAGGAACAGACAACGTCGACATCCTCTACATCGGAGACTCCACCGGCAACGAACCAGCGGAACACATCTACCTCGAAACGCAAGCACTGGCAGCGCAATTCCCCAAATACACAGTCAACTACCGACTGTGGAACGACACCAGCAGAACCTACGATGCCGCCACCGTCATCCAAACAGGGACCGCACCAACGCCCCCAACGATCACCATGTGGAACTGCTCGGTATCGGGATTCTCGACACTGAACTTCATCGGTGAGCGATTCACTCAAGCATTCGAATCGCTCACCGCCACACCACCTGACCTGATCATGGTGTCCCATTCACACAACTTGTACGACGTGTCATCGGCTAACCTGCGTGCCGCGTTCCGCCCCAACGTGCTCATCCTCACCGAAGAGCTAACCCAGATTTACCCGGACGCCGGCGTGATCATCATGTCCCAAAACCCCAGCTTCACCGCGGGGCGTGAGACGTGGCAGAGCATCAAGGCAACCGAGCTTCAGGCCCTCGCCGCTCGCCGCGGGTACGGGTTCATCGACGTGCATCAGGCGTTCACCGACACCGGCAATCCCGTCGCGTACACCAAGAGCGACGGGATTCACCCGACCACTGCATCTGATGCGCCAGCCCCGAACGGCAGCGTGTTGTGGGCTGACACTGTCATGCGCGCTTTGCAGTATCACGGTGCAGCCCCGGCACCGACTCAGCGTCCGTCGTACTTCCTCGAACCTGGGCGGTCGTTGATCGCGAACACCGAGTTCGCGACGTGGACTGATCCGGCGTTCCCGGATGGTTGGACGCTGACGAACTGCCTGGCGGAAAAGGACACCGTCAACTTCGAAACCGGCACACATGCATTGAAGTTGACTGCGGTGGCGACTGGTGCGTCGATGGCGCAGTTCTCGGCGTCACCGGCTTCGTTGGGTATCAAGGGTTTGGTGTCCGGGAAGCTGGTCACAGTGGGGATTCGGGTGTTTGTTCCAGCAACGAACACGATCGCCAGTGTGGGTTTGGCTGTGCGTGATCAGGGTGGCTCGACCACTCAGCGCCGGCAGGACATTTCTTCGACTAGTCGGGGACGGTTCCATTGGCTTTATCTGACGAAGCGGATTGACAGTCCGGGGACGTTGTTGGTGATTCAGATCAGTCCGCAGTGGTCGGGGTCTTTCGATGCCTCGCACACGATGACTGTGGATCGAATTCGTGCGGTTGAGGGCGATGTGCCTCGGTTCGCTTAACTTGTGAAAGGTTGCTGTTGTATGCGTGACCTCGCAGAACTCATGGACCCGGAACTTGTGCTGCCTATTGGTGGGCGCGAGTTCCGGATCTCATGCAGCGCCGAACAAGGCCTGCACATCATGATGTTGTTGAGTTCAGAAGTTCGGCTGGATGATGAGCAGGAACGCGCCGAAATCATCTACGTTCTCGGCGACACCTACCAGGAGATGGTCGACGCCGGCGTTTCGTGGCCGAAGATCGTTCTCGCTGGGCGCGTTGCGATGGCCTTTGTTTTGAGGCCTGAGCGGGCGCAACAGGTGTGGGAGTCGGCTGGTGGCGTGCTGGCGGGAAATCCCCTGCCCCCACCCCCGAACCAATCGAGAGTGGGGGCGACCCTAGCCCGCAAGATCTTTCAGCACCGGGAACCTATGGACCGGATGATCCTGGCGGCGGCCCGTACGACGAAGTAACCGGAATCCGCGAGTGGTACAACACGGCACCCGGTAAAACGCACGTCGACGAAACTGTCGATCGTCCGTGGACTGATGTCCTCAACCACTGGCGTGACATCGAACTCGACCTCGACGCCAACGGACACGACATCGAATCCGGCCTCCTCGACGCCCGTACGTGGCGGTGGCTGAAACTGCGCATCGACCACTACGCATCCACCCCAGGCACCAACCTCTGGGATGCCCTACACCCGAAAGCAGTCTGATGGCCTACAAAGATTTGGATACTTTCTTCGACCCGGATCTGAAGCTACCGATCCGCGGGAAGACGTACACCGTGCCCGCACCTGGTGCCCCCGAGGCTGCACGCCTACGCAAGCAGGTCATCGCGGAAGGTGTACCGCCAGTTGAGCAGGTGTTCGAGGCACTGAAAATCCTCGGCGCCGAGATCGACCCGGAAACCGAAGCATGGTCGGGCGGCGTCTACGACGAGATGGTCGCCGACGACCTGCCCTGGCCGATGATCTTCCACGCCGGCCGCACCGCAATCATCCACTACGGCTTCACCGCCGACATGGGCGAAGCGCACTGGGCGCTAGCGCAACTCGGCAAACTCGTCGACCTCGAACAGGCCACCGAGTTCCTCGCCACGATCAAACCGAAAACCTGAACACTGGAGGGCTGACCCTTGGCGCTTGACGTAGGCGAACTGGTAGCCCGACTCACATTGGACGATTCCCGCTTCATCCAGGGAACCCAACGATCCGAGCAGCAGTCACGGCAATCCACACAACGGATCAGCAACGGATTCCAGGACATCACCCGCGCCGCCGCCCGCGCAGGAGAAGCAGCACAAGCCGTCGAAATCAACCGCCAGCTGGACCGGCAGGCGCAGCAAGCCGCGCAACGCATCCAAGAATTGGAACGCAACGCGCAACGCGCAAACCAGTCAGTCGACGACATCGACATGAACGACCGCCTCCTCAACGAGGCCCGCGACGCTGCACGAGGGATCGACGAAATTCGTGCCGGCGCACGGCAGGCTGCCGGTGCGCTGAACGACATCGAACTGGGCAACCGCCTTCGGCAGGATTTGCAGGCCGCTCAAGGCGACCTGGATGACCTGTATCGGCAGGCAGGTGACGGCGGTGCTGGCGCTGGCGATCAGGCTGGCGGAAACTTCCTGTCCGGCTTCACCGACACGATCGGCAACCTCGCATCATCGACCGGCCCTATCGCCGGCTCTTTGCTTGGTGTCGCTGTCATCGGCTTGACGGCTGGCGCGGCGCTCGCTGCCGCCATCCAAGAGGGCATGCAGCAGGAGCAGAATCAAGACCTGTTTCAGGCGCAGACAGGTGTTACGGAAGCGCAGGCACGGAAGTTCGGTCTCGCAGCAGGTGAGTCCTACGCCGACGCGTTCGGTGAATCGATCGAGGGCAACCTAGCGACCGCGAAAGCCGCACTCGCGAACGGACTCCTGGACCCAGCCGCAACGCAACGGGACGCTGAGAAGATCATCAACAGTCTCGACGGTGTCGCCACGATCATGGGTGAAGACATCCCGAACGTCGCCCGCGCAGCCGGTAACGCAGTGAAGTCCGGTTTCGCAGTCGACGTGCAGGACGCCTTCGACCTGCTCGTCAAAGGCTCACAGATGGGATTGAACGCGTCCGAGGATTTGGTTGACACGGTCACTGAGTACTCGGTTCAGTTCGCGAAGGTCGGCCTTTCCGGTGCTGAAGCGTTCGGGTTGATGAATCAGGCTGTGAAGAACGGTGCACGCGATACGGATACGGCGGCGGATGCGATCAAGGAGTTCGCGATCCGTTCGATCGATGGGTCGAAGGCAGCAGCAGAAGCCTATGAGGCGCTCGGTATGAATGCCGAAGAGATGACAGCGAAGATCGCGAAGGGCGGCGCAGAAGGCACTGAGGGTATGACGGATCTACTTACGAAGATCCGTGAGATCGAAGACCCCGTAGTCCGGAACACTGTCGCGGTTGGCTTGTTCGGAACGAAAGCCGAAGACCTCGGCAACGCGATGTACAAACTCGACCTCACCACGGCCGTTCAGTCGATGAATGACTATGAGGGTGCGGCGTGGCGTGCGATCAACGTGATGGGCGACAACGCTGGCACATCAGTGCAGGGCGCAATGAACTCCATCAGCGTGGCATCGGATGGGATGAAAGCCGCTCTCGCGCAAGCATTCGGCCCGTACATCAAGGACTTCGCCGACAACATCTCAAACAACCGTGCTGGTGTGATCCAGTTCTTCATCGATGTCGGCAATGGTGCGTTCGAGGGCGCGAAGGCTGTGCTCGGGTTCGTTGCGGACGGTATGCGTGGGCTCGCGGAGTTTGCTGGTGCCGGCGCGGACATGTCGGTCAGTATCTTGCGGTCGCTCGCTGACATGGTCGGCGGCCTCGACACCTTGTCGTCGGTGATCAGTCTTGTTATTCCTGGTTTCGATGCGGGTGTTGGTGGCCTGTCGGACAAGCTGAATGGGATGGCTGACGCTGCCGAGAAGACTGGTGAGGGCATCAAGAATGGCCTGAATCAGGGCGCCGATTTCGTGGAGAACACGTTGGTGCCTGGTCTCGATGCGGCGCAGAACCGTTTCAACGAGTTCGCTGGCGATATGAAACTGTCGGCCGCGTTCAACGACGAGACCGCGAAGGTCAACAAGGCGATCGCTGATATCGGTGTTGGTGCTGATGGTGCTGCGATCAAGATTGAGAACTGGACTGGTTCGATCGATCGCAACAACGAGGCCCAGGTCAAGATGGACGACGGCCTGAAGGGTATGTCTGAGAAGCTTCAAACCCAGATCAAGACGGGTATGGAAGCTGGCAACACTGTCGAAGCGTTGACTGGGCAGTACAACGAAAACTATGACGCCCTTCTCGGGCAGGTCATGGCGACGGGTATGTCGAATCAGGCTGCGGTTGCGTACCTTGCGACGCTCGGGTTGACGCCCGAGTTCGTGGACACCACGATCCGCCAACCCGGCATGCCAGAAGCCAAGTACGAGTTGGACGCGTTGAAGGACAAGGTCATCGGCGTCCCGGACTCGAAGACAGTCCACACGCAAGCGTTGACGAAGGAGGCTGAGGACAACCTCACCCATCTGGGGTTCACGGTCGAACATCTGCCTGATGGGACTGTGAAGGTCACCGCTCCGACTGACGAAACGGAAGCTGCGCTTCGTGCATGGATCAATCAGCCGCGCAACCTTGTGGTGTTGGTTGATACGCAGCGGACGGCGCAGGCTCAGCGCGATTTCAATGCGTCGGGTCAGCAGGGGCCGGTTGCTCCTCAGTTCAGGCAGGCTGACGGCAGTGTGCGTACGCGTGCGGACGGGATGATCGACACCGCGCACATTCAGCAGGGTTCCGGGCAGGGCATCTACACGAAGTCTCCGCTTGGGCCGGTGCAGTATGCGGAAGGTGAAACGCAGTGGGAAGCCTATATTCCGGGGGCGCCGTCGAAGCGGAAACGCTCGGAGGCGATCTTGCAGGATGTGGCTCGCCGCTTCGGATTCGGCCTTGTTCGACCTGACGCCATCAAGATGGCTGACGGTGGTGTCGTCGAATCGTTCACCGGCATCGCATCCCAACACGCACCAGGACTGCAACTCACCTCGTCATACCGAGACACCAACGACTACCACGGCCAAGGTAAGGCAGTCGACTACTCCAACGGCTCCGGCAACACCGATGAGCAGTTGGCGTGGGCGAACTACCTCGCCGACAACTACCAGTCGCAGTTGGCGGAGTTGATCTACTCGGATCCGCGGTTCACTCGGAACATCAAGGACGGGAAGATTGTTGATCCGTCGTTCTATGGTGCGGCGACGATGCAGCAGCACGAGAACCATGTGCATGCGGCGTCGAAGGAACCGTTGGGTGCGCCGTCGGGTGCGGGTAAGGATGCGGCTCCTGCTGCTCCGGATAATCGTACTGAGCGGGAGAAGATCGCCGATCAGGTGATCGCGGAAGGTAAGCGCCGCGGCATCAGCGATAAGGGCATCAAGGCCGCGGTCATGACCGCCCTCGCTGAAACCGATTTGCAGAACCTCGACCACGGCATGGATGGCGATAACGCCGGCATCATGCAGCAGCGCGATAACGGTGGTTGGGGCACGTTGGAGGACCGGAAGGATCCGACTCGTGCGGCGGGCATGTTTTACGACAAGCTCGACGACTTCGATTACAACAGCATGTCGGAGGCTGAGGCGGCACAGAAGGTGCAGCAGTCGGGTACTGCGGATGGTTCGAATTATGCGGTGAAGGCTGCTGAGGCGGACGAGATTATCGCGGCGTCGAATGCTCGCGGTAACGGTCAGATGACTGTTGGCACTACTGACAGTGGTGCTGCGTTGGCGACTGATGGGCAGCGGGTGTTTGTCACCAACTGGCCCGGAACATCGTCGTCGTCGTATTCGGCGCCTGAGCCTGCACCCGCGGCGGCGCCGGCTGGTGGAACCTCGGATGCTGCCGGGAAGGATCCGAACCTGATCTGGTCTGGCGGGTTCAAGGTGTTCGAGAACGGCGGCATGAACCTCCCCGACCAAGCCGGCCTGTATTCGGATGGTGCGGATTTGATTCGGTTCGCGGAGAAGGGAACAGGCGGAGAGTCCTACATTCCGCATGCCCCGTCGAAGCGGAACCGTTCAGTCGCGATCACTCGGGAGACTGCGCGCCGGTTCGGGTACGAGTTGGTGCCGATGGCTGACGGTGGACTCACTGGCTTCGGTGGTTATGTGGGGGAGAAGCCGGGGTTGAAGGTGCCGACGACGGCGAATGGTCGTCGTGCTGCTGCGTATAACGCTGCGGCGTTCGGTGTTGGTGCAGCATTCGCGCTCGCCAGTGGCTTCGATGCGGACGGTAAGTTCACCGGCCAATTCGACACTGGCGCCAACTCTTCCTCCCAGTTGGAGAAGGGGTTCGGTCAGTTCACGGACGAGGTCGCACCGATCCTCGAAGGCATCTTGGAAGCCGTCAAGAACAAGGAACCCATCAACGTCAAGGTTGATGTCAACCCCGCTACCGGCATGGCGGACATCGCAATCATGAAGGGCAGGCTATGAGCCGACGCTATGTCTTCGAATGCTGGGACGGGACAGTCTGGGACTTCAATGATCCGGCCTGTCCCGTTTCTCTTCGGGCGGACCCGACAGGGATTGAAGGTGCGAAGTTCACGCACGACGATCAGCAGAATGTCGGGCAGGCTGGCGTGCATTGGGTTGCCAGGAATGATGACCCGAACTTCATTGGTCTTGTCGCGAAACTCGGGCCTGTTCCGCGGGCTGATGGGGTGGCGCTCGGGAAACTGTGGCGCCACTCCCTCGGCCGGGGCAAGGAAATCGGAACGTTCCACTGCATCACCGACACGGGGCGAGACAAGTTTCAGGTGGTGCGACTGTCCGAGACGCCTCCACCGCTGAACATCACAGCTTTGAAGGACAACGGGTTGGTGCTCGAAGATCCGGTGACTTTGCGGTCGGATGAAACGTGGTGGCGGAGAGACCCGGTCGTGAAGAAGTTCACGCCCGCACAGTTCTCCACCGCGGCAATCGAGTCGGAGTCGGATGAGGCGGTGTGGCCGCACATCGTCATCACGGGCCCGATCACGCTCCCGAAGATCGGTTGGGCTGGCGAACTCGTCTCGCTACCGACTATCGCGGCCGGCGACAAGTGGACCATCGAAACCGATCCGGACTGGTTCGAGATCACCGACATCAACGGCGTGGACAAGTCGTTCATCAATCGTCGTTGGTACAAGACGATCCCAGCCGGTATCCGAACTGTCCCGATCACTATCCAAGGCACTGGCACTACTGCGGCGACTTCCGTGGAGGTGACAGTGCCGCAACTATTCTGGGAGGGCATCTAAATGTCGGTGTTCATGCCTGGATATGCGCGGCCCAACACGACCGATGAGTTGGGGTTCGATATCGAATTCGGGTCGCCTGATGCGTTGCAATGGCGTCCGCTCGGCTCGTACATGCCAGGCACTACGTTCGAGTACGACTGGAATATTCCGACGTTCGCGACGATCAACATCATGTCGGATCATCCGGCGGCGGCGTATCTGTCGCATCCTCGGCGCAAGGTCATCCACATTCGGACCTCAGTGAATGGTCTCCCGTGGGATGGCAGGGTGTTGACGGCTGCGGTCGCCGGCCCACCCGGCCGCTACACCATCCAACTGACATGTGTGTCCAATCTGTTTTGGCTCGTGTGTGCGTTGGCGTGGGTGAACAACACTCTGCCGCCTGAGATTCAGATCAACCTGACCGGTAAGCAGGATGTTGACTGGGGTCCACCGGACCAGGTGTTCAAAAAGTATGTCGCGAAGGTGTTCACGCGGCTGCGGCGCCCGGTGTACGGGGCGCTCCCGATCCGCAAGACCTCACCGGAACTACCGGATCTCGACGACATCGACACGTTGGATGACCTTCTCGACATTGCTCGCGAGGTACCTGACGAGATGTGTGTGCTCGCTGCACGAGCGACCCAGTTGGATGAGCTGTTTCAGCAGACCGTTGAGACGTACGAGATGGGTCTGTCGATTCACTTGTGGTCGCCGTCTGACGGCACTACATCCCCGCATGTGTTCAACACGCACACCCTCTCGATGCTGCAATCGGTATTCGACTACACCTCAGACAACTTTTTGAACTTCAGCAACCCGGGCAATGTTCTCGGTCTCACCAACCCCTCGGAGTGGGGGAAGATGACCCGCTCCGGCTACGTGTTCAACACGCACGCCAAACGGGACCGCCGGTACATGCAGTGGCGCACAGACGGCAACCAGATCATCTGGATTGAGCGAACCGAAAACCATGTCACCGCTACCCGCGTTCTCATTGGCGGGAAGGCGCCCGAGATCCTGAATCAGGTCATCGAGTGGGGCGCCAACTTCGCGTTGCAGTTGATCTTGAACGCGATCCTCCCCGGGTTGGGTTTGGGCAACATCATCGGCGACCTGTTCGACAACGTGTTCTTCGCGTTCCAACAGTTCTGGGATCCAGAGCTCGAGGATGAGATGGGTGAGCATGCGTTCGCGGAAGCGTTCGGCGACAACACTGCTGCCTACTCGCTTGATGGTTGGGCGAACGGGCTCGCTGCGCTGAAGAAAAATTCGGGGTCGGAGTCCATCAAGATCAAGGTCATCCCTGGCGGCGCGGATGGTCGCGGGCTCACCTTCGGCGCTGATACCGAAATCATTGACGGCGTAGAGGTTTCGTTCCCTCGACGGTTCCAGGTCGGTGATGTCATGACGCTGTGGGACAACGGTGTGGTGATCGAGAAGCACGTGTCGAACGTGAAGATCGTCGACAACCGTGATGGGCACATGGTGCATGAGGTCACTTTGGGTGATCCGTTGCCGGTGAAGGACGCGTGGGAAAAGGTGTACGCCCGCATCCAAAAGTATGCGGGCATTTTCCGCGCTGTCGCCAACTCAACTTAGGAGAAACGCATGACTTGGACAGGAGATCCCGTCTGGCTCGCAGATGTTTTGCGTGCCGAGGGAATCAAAGTCGTCGAATACCCCGGCTGGAAAGACCGCGGCCACGGCGACATGGGCACCATTTGGGGTGTCGTCGCACACCACACCGGCAACAACCCGCCCGGCAATAACCCCGGCTACATCGCGAACCATCCGAGCCTCGGCTTGTGCTCGCAGATCCACCTGTCCCGAGATGGTGTCGCCACCGTAGTCGGTGTGGGTGTCGCCTGGCATGCCGGCAGCGGGTCATACCCGGGCCTACCGACGAATGGCGCGAATGAACGCACCATCGGCATCGAGGCGGAGAACAACGGCACCGAAGGTTGGTCGCCCGCGCAGTACGAGGCGTATGTGCGGTGCTGCGCTGCGATCCTCCGGAAGGTCGGTCAGCCTGCCTCGCATGCGATCGGCCACAAGGAGTGGGCTGGTGCGGCACAGGGCAAGTGGGATCCGGGCGGGATGGATATGAATAAGTTCCGCGCAGACATTCAGGCTCGAATCAACAACAACGCCAAGCCCGAGGAGGGTGACATGGATTTCGCTACTTTCAAGACGTACATGGATGCGGTTGTGTCCGATGTGAAGGACATCCGCGAGCAGTTGTGTGGCATGAAGCAGCGTGATGCGGGTCAGTTCAAGGGTTGGCCGCAGTTAGGTGGCAAGACTGTGGTTGATGCGCTCGCCGACATCCAGGCACGTTTGACGAAGCTGGAGGGTAAGTGATGGGTGAGCATTCGAAGGTTGATGAGGCGACTCAGTCTCAGTATCCGTGGCGGGCTGTTGCTCGTACGGTGGTGGCGTTTCTGATCGCGATTCTGCCGGCGGTGTTGGCTGCGTTGACTGATGCTTCGACGACTACGCAGTCGACGGCGTTGGCGTCGGCGGTTCCGATCATTGCGGGTGTGACGAAGGTTCTTGCGAACCCTGCGGTGGATGCGTTCTTGAAGCAATACCTTCCTGCGCTTGCTACGGCCCCCAAGGGGTGAAGGGTATGTCAGGGGTGCGCATCGTTTCCCTGATCATGGGTTTGATCTCCATCTCGGTAGGGGTTATCTACCTGGGCCCGTCTGAGTGGGTTCGGCGTCCGCTTCCTCCGGGACAGGAAACATTGGTGGTGGTCATCGAGTCGATCGGTCCGGTGTGGCCGGTCGTATTCATGGTGACTGGCGCTTTGTTGGCGTCCGCAGCGGTGTGGGGGAGGTGGGCTGTTGGTGCGCACATCGTCGGGATCTTCGGGTGGATGTTTTACGGAGTGTCGATCATTTCTGGTTCGGTTTTATCTGAGCCTCCTGCGCCGATCGTGTTCGGTGTTGTGGCTATAGGAATTGCTGGCATTCACTTCGGGATGACCAGGGCACATCAGGAGGTAGGTGGGTGAGCTCTGATTCTTTAGGTGTCCTCCTCGCTTTGATTGTCGCGTTCGGTACGTCGCTTGCGAGTGCTGTTACTGCGTGGAGGCGGGCACCACAAGAGAATATCGATTCGCTGTCCGTGCGTTTGGACAAGTCGGATGCACGGGCCGATAAGGCCGATGCACGGACCACTGAACTCGAGAAGAAAGTTGCCGAGCGTGACAGTGTGATTGATCATTTGGATCGTTGGCAGTTGGCTGCTCGAACTTACATTGCGACGTTGCGTAATACGTTGGCGGATAATGGTATTCAGGTTCCTGCTCCGCCTGCTGAGTTGGAGATTGTTCCGAGGGGGGTGAGTGCTGATGGAGAAGCTGCCCCCCGGTAAACCCGCCGGCCAAGCTGGAATCACCGGCATCTTCCCGAACGGTCTGTTGGGGTGGATCGCGGGCATGATCTTCGACGCGCTCGACGGGTTGACGTTCGGGATCTTCAATCTCGATGCGTTGGCTGATCGCCTGCGTGGGACTGAGCAGAAGGCGGTGCAGGCGCAGGAGACTGCGATGACGGCGGTCGACGATGCTGCTGCCGCTGCTGCGTTGGCCGCTGCTAATGAGGAAGCGAACATCGCCAACTCGACTGCAATCGCTGAGGCGAACCTCGCGTTGGGAACGAAGGCCAGCATTGAGGACATCCCTACTGATGTTCCGTTGTATGTGTCGTTGAATCCGGTCGATGATGCGGTGTTCCCGTTCTCCGACATGAAACCGATCCCAGTCGGAGTGTCAGGTAAGACGCAGGATGAGCTCGGTGGCGAGAGCTTCGCGCACAGTCATCAACTCACCGATGTGAATACCGATATCGTCTGGGCTGAGCCTGTGTACACAACGGCCATCAATCGGTTGGACCTCGGTTACATCAACGCCACTCGTGCCCGGATTTACAACACGGTCGGGTTCACGATCGCGGAACAGAATCAGCCGACGAAAGCTACCGTCCGCGTCGGGATCTACAAGATGGGCAAAACCGCATCTGGTCTCGCTGATGGCAACCTGACTTTGATCTGGATCTCGCCGACTGGCGCGAACATTCAAACGCAGTTCGGTCTCGGCGCGCAGGACATCACGATCTCTCTCGGCGTGGATATCGTTGCGGCTAAGGGCGATATCTTCGCGGTGTGCATCGTGCAGACCGGAAGCGCGAACACGCAACGGCACCTACTCGGTATGCAGACGGCCCGCAAAAACGCTATCTCCGGTGTGTTCCCGTCCCGTCTCGCAATGACAAGGGCAGGCGAGACAGCGCCCCCGATGACGCTCACGCCGGCGCAACTCGACAACACATCGACGTGGGTGCCGTGGATGTTCATGGGCCAGTCGCTGGGTCTGATCAAGTTGACGTTCGTCGACTTGTTCGACCGTGCGAACTCGTCGACGCTCGGCCCGAACTGGGCGGTGTACGGGACTGGCATGGACATCATCAACGGGGTGGCCCAGTGCAAGCGCATCAACCGCGGAAACCTCACTGCACGCGTCGAGGACCGGTCGCAAGGTGTGTATTCCTCGCAGTTGGCGACGGACACGATGTCGGTGTCGGTGAAGATCGACGCGTTCGACAGGTCGCATGCCGATACCGAGGACAATCCTCGGGCGCAGGCAGCGGTCCGATCGAACCCCGATATGACTCGGTTCGTCGCGGTCGGTATCCGCTTCGGGTTGATCGAGATCCGCGCCTACTCTGCGGCGAACCCTGCTGGTGTGACAAAGAATTCGACGACCCGAACGTGGGCGAACGGTGACCTGGTCGAGCTTCGCGCTACCGACGATGTCGGTACAGGGAAAACGGACTTCACGGCGTACGTAAACGGTTCACCAGTGTTGTCGTGGACGGACGCGACGAGTGAGGCGAGTAAGGGCGCGGCGTTCCGGCGTGCAGCGTTCGAGACTGCTTCCACCCACCGCGGCGCAATCTTCGGTTACTTCTCCGTCCCGTCTGTGGGCGTCAACGAGTGGAAGGCGAAAGACCTATGAGCACATTCACTGTCGACGGACTCGACGGCATAACATTCACCGCCGAGTTCAATCCGGGTGAGAACTGGCTGACAATCTCCGGTCACGATCGAGACGGGGATCTGATGTCCAAGTCCGGTATTTCTGTGACTCCTGATCCGATCGAGGACATCGCTGTCACCCCAGAAGTTGTGGTCGACCCGCAGGCGGACCTTACTGCGGACGCTGAAGACCACTTCATCGAGGCTCTCGAAGCGGAGGGGGAGTGATGGCGGGACTTGGCTGGACCCCGTACTACGAAGACATCAACCTTCGGACTGGATACGACTGGATCCCGGACCCGATTCAGAATAGTGCCCCGCTGATCCCCGACACTGTCGTGGAAGTGAAGTGGGAGAACGGCACCATCTGGGCGGGCGAGATTGACGGCGACACCCTCACCTTTCGCGTCGAAGCTGCACAGGCGGATCTGATTCCGAATGGCACCAAGTACGAGATGAAGATCTCGTATCCGAATGGTGCCACTTCAACGACTAACGACTACCCCTTCTTTGTCGGTAAGGCCCGACGCGACATGATCACAGTGAGGACTAACTGACATGGCACTTTCCGTAACAGCAACAAAGAACTCGATGGCTGACTACTGGGCGTCGCTCGGAACGTCGTACAGCCTGCACACCGCTGATCCCGGCGCGGGCGGTACGGCGAACGAGGTGACTAACGGTTCGTATGCGCGGCAGACCACCACGTGGGGTGCCGCGTCGGGTGGCGTTGTCACAGGTTCGCAGTTGACGTTCGCCGTGTCATCGTCGACGACGGTCACGCATGTGTGCCGGTGGAGTGGTTCGACGTTGCGGGACATCATCGACAACCCCGACGCGACGGTCACCCCGTCCGGTGAGTTCAAGCTGAACCCCAGCTACACGCAGGCCTGAGGGTGAGGTGGCCGGGACCGGATGTCGGGAGGGTTGCGTTCCCGGCGTCCGACACACGGACAGTGATCTTCCCCGGTACTGCTCGTGAGATGGTTGCGTTTCCGCCTGCACCGATGTTCGTTGTATCGATCGATGCGGCAGCAATCAGCGTTGGCACTGCGACAGTGGTGTTGGTGACGACTCCGGTGTACCCGATGAACATTGTCGGTGACGGTACGGCGGGCGTGACCTTGTCCGGTGTGGCTGTCTTCACGGCGTCTGTGTCTGGTGTGGGTGAAGCTCTCGCTGTGTTCGCTAAACTCATCGAGGCCCCTGCATCTGGTGCGGGTACTGCGAGTGTTGTGGTGAACCCGTCGATCTCGTTGGCGTCGAGCGTTTCGAGTATCGGTACCGCTGCTGTCATTGTGAAGCCTGTTGCGCCGATCACGGCGGCGGTGACCTGTGAGGGTATCGCTGGTGTTGGTGCTTGGCCGGCTGCGACGATGACGGCACCTGTGTCCAGTTCGGGTACCGCGACCGCTGCGACGACTGCACGTTCGGTGATTACCGCCAGCGCATCCAGTTCTGGTACAGCCGATGCTGCTGTCACGGTCAACATGTTCATCCAGCAGTCGGTGACGAAGAACGGCGACCAGACGCTGCCGTCTTCAACATGGACAGAGGTTGGGCCGTGGACGGCGGGATCGAACTCGACCGTCACCGGCAACGCCTTGCGTGTTAATGGCTCGGGTAACGCCACCATCGAAGTTGGGTCCGAATGGGGTGCGCTCGGCACTACCCAGAAGGACTGGCGAGTTCTCAAGAATGGTTCCGTCGTCTGGACGAAAGGCTCGGGTGTCGGACTTACATTCACTGGCAGTTTCGCGCTGTCTGTCGTTGATGGGGATCTGCTAACTGTCGAGGGATGGGTGAACTCTGGCACCTCGACCAACCGCATAGTCAAGACTGGCGCGAATACGTATCTGCGTGTTGTACCTGTGTGACCGTTAGACGACTGACGCCCCATCCTCATTGCGAGGGTGGGGCGTCTTTTGTCGTTTCAGGAGCGGCGGGGTCGCACGGCGTTCCATGCGTCGATCGCTTCAACTGACCATCCGAATCCGATGCTTTGGGTGAGGCCGATCTGTACTGCGGGCTCAGGGAGGTTCCCGCGCAGGTGGTGTGCCTTGACTGCGTTGACGGTCAGGCCGACGTGTTCGGCGATGTCTTTGATGGACATGTAGCGGGCGGTCACGGTGGGCCTTTCGGGCGAGCGGGGTGGCCCCCGGAGGGGCCTCCCGGCTAGATGGGGGAGACGGTGGCGACTTTGCGTTCACCGTAGTTGGTGGTGAAGTCTGCGAGGATTTCGGTTCCTGTGGTGTGGGCGGTGGTGGTGGTGTGGGCCATGACGAGGAATTCGGTGCCGGTGTTGTCGGTGATTCGGTAGGCGTTCATGTTGGTCTCCCTTGTTGGTGTTGACACAACATTAGCACCCGATCGGGTGCATGACAAGTGGGGGTGATTCAGCCCAGGAAATGCCGATGCCCACCTGTGCTGCCGAATGAGTCAGGTGGGCATCGAACTATTCAGTTGTGGTGCGGGCGATCTTTGACGGCTTCCCTTCCGTCTCCTGCCAACAGTGCCGACGCTACCAGGTATCGAACAAGTGTGCGAGTGGAGAGGGTGTTGACCGCGTCAACATAGGCGTCCATAACCGCTGGTCAATCGATTGCGTCAACAGTCACGTAAGACGCAATAAATATATCGTGACCTGCGTGTATGCCCTGTTTTCGCAGGGGTTCGAGTCCCCTTAGCTCCACCAAAAGGTGTTCGTTAGCACCACGAACACGACAAATACGGCGAGGACTACGGTCCTCGCCGTTTTCGTTGTCCGAAAAGAACGTGCTGAGGGAGATGTCGCGCGGCGGGGGACTGTCGATCGTTGGCGCGTGGATGACACCCGGCCCCGCCTGATGCAGGGTAGCCATAAGCCTCGTCCGATCGGTGGCGGAAACGCTCACGTCACCATCGGTCTCGTCGACGCGCAATTGGTTGAACCAGGATTGGTTCAGGTCCCTTCGCAGCCGGTCGCTTGCGCGCTCGTAGATGTCACCACAGTTACGGATGAGATTCGCAACGCGGGCTAACGTGCCAGAGTAGTCGGCGTTCGTTTTATCAAGCAGAGCCTGCTGTTCCTGTAGAGATCCGAGCTGACGTCCCAATTGCGATTGCTTGTTGCGCGCTATGTCATCTGGCACTAAGCCGTCCATGGCCTTCTCAGCCCACTGCAGGCGTTCTCGCTGGATCTTCTCGATGCGTCGTGTGAAAGCACCGTGTTGCTGAGCCGCTTCATCTCGATGCGCCCTGAGGTCGTCCGCGAGTGTTGACTCGATGGCGCGGACAGCGAGTTCGTTCCATTTTGATTTTTCTCGATGCCAGGCTGTCACAACTTGTTTCTCCACCGTCTCGACCGACAGATACGGCAAGGCGCAGTCGGACGTTTTGGAGTGATGACCGAGACATACGAAATACTGGTAAGCGCCGCCGTTGCCTTTGGACACGGAGTAGATCATCTTCGAATCGCAGCGAGCGCAGTGAAGCGAGCCAATGAGGTAGTGGTGGTGTTTCTGCGGACGTTCACCAGACTGGCGGTGAGCATCGAGAACCTTTTGAACTTGCTCGAAAACCTCTGGTGACACTAGGGGTTCGTGCTGCCCGACGTGTTCGACGCCTTTCCACGAGACGAACCCGAGATAGTACCTGTTTCGCAGAATTGTCTGCAGTCGATTGGGTCGAAGGGGGCGTTCAGCTCGTTTCGCGGTCGCCTTCTGGACTAATCCACGTGATTCGAGCGCTGCTGCAAGGTTTCTCAGGCTCCATTCCCCGGAGGAATACGCTGAGAATGCCCAGACGATGTGCTCCGCCCGCTCTCGATCTATCTGAACGGTACGCACCTCTCGACCTCCAACGACCTTGCGCACGTTCTCGTATCCGATGGGAGCCAGGGCCGTGGTTCCGCCGCTTTGGACCTTCTGTTGCATTCCCTTCACAACCTCGTTGGCAAGATTCCGGCTGTAGAATTCGGCGATCGAGCTCATGATTCCGTGCATGAGCATGCCACTGGGCGTTTCGTCGATGTTTTCGGTAACGGAAACAAGTCGAGCACCAGTCTTTTGGATCGCCACATTGATTTCGACGTCGTCGACTCGGTTGCGCGCGAGACGGTCGACTTTGTGAACGATGACGAAATCGACTGCCTCGGAGCTCAGCATTAGGAGCATCCGCTGTAGCTCGGGCCGGTCGGTGGACCGTGCAGACTCTCCCGCATCGACGAATTCGGAGATGACGGTTGCGCCCATCGATTCGGCCTTCCTGCGGCATGCCTCTCGCTGGGCGGGTATCGAGAACCCTTCAAGCTCTCCGCCTCGTTGCGCTTGGTCCTTCGTCGAGACGCGGAGATAGAGGACGGCTCGGCTGTCGTGCGACAGATTTCTCATATGAGATTCCTTTCAGCTGAATTATGTTGTTGGTGATGCCGGTCCATACACCGCGGGGTTGGATCGCTGAGGCCGGTTTGTTTCAGGCGAGTCGCAATTGCGCGTTCGGTCACGTCGAAATGACGGGCAAGGTCGTGAAGGCTCTGAATTCCGTGTGCGAACGCTCTTTTGAGCTGTGTTTTGGGGACGAGGAGGCAGCCGGCGAAGTAGTCGGCCGCGTACTCGGCGTGATCGAGTCCGTGGCTACAGATTTGGGGTGGGTACAGGAATCCCGCGAGGCCATGATCGATGATGTGTTTGTACTCGTGGGCAAGTATGAAGCGTCGCCTCGTGTGTGTCTGCCGGGGGTTGAGCTCGATGACCCAGTCGTGGCCGTCCCAGAAGCACGCTCCAGACACAGGGGTGTTGGCGTACTCGACTCGCAGCTTCGGCAATTCTGTAATGACCTCAGACGGCACAGGTGCTTCGTCGATGTGTTGCAGGGCCAGCAAGTGAGTTGCTTGGAGTTCGGCGATTCGTAGTGCTTCTTCGATTGACAAGTGCCGGTGGGGGACGAGTGCGCGAAGTTTGGTCAGAATGCTGTGGTGAACTGTGGAGTCAGGGCTGTGGGGCATGCGGTGGTCCTCCTTCCCGCGGATAGGTTTGTTTGAATGTTTTGTGGTGGTTCCTTATTCGTCTTCGCCGCCAGTTGGTCCGGCGGCTGCATGCTCGTGCCGGGACATGATGCTCTCGACGTAGCGGTTGATTTCTGCGACGGTTTCGGGTGACATGTCGCGATACTTCAATTTGAGATAGACCGGCATTGTTGGCAATTCGTCGTCGCGAAGGAGTGCTGCTGTCGCAAGAAGGTCGGTGATCGGCAAGTCGAGCGCATCCGCGATTGAGCGAAGGCTTTCGACCTTCGGTGCAGGGATCTGCGCGAGCTCAATGCGGGTGACGGTGCCTACAGCGACGTTGGCCCGCCTGGCTAATTGGCTGGCGGATAGGCCGAGTTCTTCTCGACGTGAGCGCAGCATTCGAGCTAGTTTTCGGGATTGCTCTTGATTCATGAATAGGGTTCCTTTTCGTTCCTATTCTAATTCTTTCGTTCAATTCGTTCAATGGATTGGTTATTTCTACAACACTTATTGCTGCCGTCCATTGCGCGATTCCGGTAAGGCTTAGCTACATCCGTCCGTCGAATATCCAAATTCCGCCGTGCGATGCGTCTGAGATCGAAATATCGCCGCTGTCGTGGATATCGCGACCAAATTGCTCCGAGTCAAAGCTTGTGTAGGGCTTCAGATACTCAGGGATTGTGTCGCTGAGTAACTTCGTGTAGCCGAGGTCGTCGGCAAGCTGTTCGGCGTAGTCATCGAGTGAGTCGTAGTAGCCGAAGTAGGCTTCTTCGAAGCGGTCCCACTGGGAATCGTCGTCGATGTGTAAGTCGGCCCATGCGGCAAAGGCGTGACCGTACTCCGCGATGCCTTGTGCCAGGCGGCTCACCCGTTCGAGCGATTCATATTCGGACAGTTGCAGATCGCCGAATCCGTCGAAATCGTGGATTGCGAACTCCTCTGCATCTGGTTGCCTGGATTTGGCCAGCATGGCGCTGATCGCTGCCTGAAGATCCTCAGGACTGTCGGTGGCAGCGAGCCACGTCCCGTGGAGATGGCCATTGTTGTAGTCGCTAAGTGATGCGACGTAGATCCTGGGTAGATCTCCGGGCGCAATTTCGTGGTTGGTGGAGTGCTCAGTCGAACGGGGCAGTTCTAGCTCTTTCGGGTCGAAAGGTGTTGTATCCAAGTGTTTGTCGTTGTTCATCTTTGTGTCCTCCCTTCGTTTCGTGAGTTGATTGGGGTGAGGGTGTTGCTGGTGGGCCAGCAGCGGCAGCGAACCTCCCTCAGCTGAGAAGTGGTTCGAACTGCCATCTGCTGGCACACCGTTGCCTGGTCAGGTGCCAGGGCTTGAGCCCGTGTCCTTTCGGGCGGTGCGGGGGCGCGTTTTGGTGCTCTCCGGGGTGGCGAACAGCGTTGAGAGCGCGTCCCTGCGTGCTGCGGCGTCACGTTCGATGTCGGCGAGCGCTTCATCAGCGCGGGCCATGAGATCGTCGGCGTGCTTGGCTGCCTCCATATGGGCTGCCAGCGCGTTCTTGATCTCATCGGTGATCGTGGAGCCGCGAAGCTGAGCGATGAGGCTCAGCTGTGCGTGGACATCGGGTTCCAATCGGATGGCGAGGGTTTTGACCGCGCCGTTTCCGTTGGTGGTGGTTGGGCGGCTGGTGCCGTCCTCGGGTGCCGTCATGGCAACCTCCTCGGTGTGGTGTGACCGGCAAACGTCGATTGACGTTCGGGAACCGGCCACAGGTGACCGACGAGGTTGTCGGGGTGCAGGAGGTTATGCGGCGGAATCCGATTGGCGTGCCTTGGTGATTCGACTTCGAGCATCGGCTGCGAAGGTTGGATTGAGTTCACACCCCATCCATCTGCGCCTCAGGCTCTCAGCCGCAACCGCGGTGGTGCCGGACCCGAGAAATGGATCGAGCACGATGCCGGGCTCACCGGGGAGTTGGCAGTCGCACGTCGGTTGCAAACTTTGCCGTATTGCTTTGTGTCCCAGCGCGCGAATTATTGGACGTGTCCAGGGAAGCTGGCAGCCACTACAGCGCTTTTCAGGGCAACCAGCCTGGATCGCACGGCGGGCGAGTTCGAGTGGATAGGCCGCGTGGTGTGCACCGTGTCCTCGGCTCGTCGCGATTGGCCAGACATCGCCTGGGTTCTTACCCAGAGGATGTCCGACTCGGCCATCTCGTTTGACGGCGTGAAGACCGCTGACACTGCCGGCGTTCGAGCCGCGCCAGGACTCGCGGTGACCTGGTGGTCTGCCAGTGGGAGGCCCGGAGGAATTCGGCGGATGACTGCGGTGAGGCTCGCGGATCGAATCGAGGTCAAAGTAGTAGCGGGTGTGACGGGCGAACACGTAGACCACTTCGTAGGTGCAGGCGAGTCGATCTCCCACGCTTGTTGGCATGGGGTTCTTTTTGGCCCAGACGATCTTGTTTCGCAGAATCCAACCTTCCTCGACTAGGGCTAGCGCCAGTCGTTCGGGAGCGAGGACAAGGCTCTTGGTTGGTGCTCCGTGGGTTGGGTTCGTGGCGTAGGTATCTCCGAGATTGAGCCAGAGGGTGCCGGTTGGGACGAGGACGCGGGAGATCTGACGCAACGCTGGGAGAAGGGCGTGAACCCAGTCGTCGACGTGGGATTCGAGTCCGAGCTGGCGTTCGTTCTCATAGTCACGAAGCCGGAAGTAGGGCGGAGAGGTGAGCGTCATATCGATACTGGCGTCCGCGACGGAGGCGAGTTTAGTAGCCGCGTCTCCGATAAGTATCGAGCCGGGCAGTGGGGCCGCCTGCCGAGGTGGCGGAGGGCTCGGATGGGGGAGCAACGCTGTTGTTGGGGGTTGGGTCATGGGGTACCTCCTTTCATGATGAGGGTCGGCAGTTCGGCCGGGGCGGTGATGATGAAGAGTTCGTCGGGGAGCTGTGGGTGGCGTGAGATCGCATTGGCGAGTGCTTCCTGTCGTCTCGATGCGATCTCTGGCGTTCGCGCGCTCATCGTCCAGATGACATAGGGGAATGCTCCGTACTGGTCCTGCTCGATTCCGCTTCGCCGGTATTGCTCGTAGGCAAGGCATTTGCGAAGCAGGGTGGTCAGACTCTCGCCGCCGAGATCGATCTCAAGGAAGAACGCTGCGACGTCGTCGTGCTCCGGGCTCACCGCGGACTCAAGGTAGATATCTGGCTTGAGGACGACCGATCCGCCGCTGAAGTTTCGGTAACGCCGCCAGGCGGCTGGTTCAAGTTCGTAGCGAACCAGTGACGGCCCCGGGGAGTTGGTGGCGCTGACGAGGGTCGTGACGGTGTTTGCGATGGCGAGGGTGTGCGAGAGGAATCGGGTAGACGGTTCTTGGTAGCGCCGGCGTGGACGGTCGGGGTCCTGTTGCCGCCGGAGGCGGTCACCCACCTCGTCGATGTAGTAGACGTTTCCGGTGCTCCCTGAGCGCATTCCACCGATGTCACGGGGCAACGTGCCGATCACCCTCCACTGAGCCAGTCGGGTGAGGGCCCGGCGTGCGGCACGTGCTGCGGCGGGTTTGGTGGAGTGGTCAGGGAAGTGAAGGGCTTGGATATGCGATGCAGCGAGGAATCGAAATTGTTCGATGCTAATGATGATCTGCCAGTCACGGTCGCTGAGGCGACCAAGTAGCCGAAGAATCTGTTTTTGGGAGATTCGCTGGGGTGCAGTGTGTGTCGGGTGCTTTGGCGCTGGATCGAGACGTGGGTGGTCATTCGCGGGGACTGTGGTGCCCGAATGGGCACCATCATTCGCCGCCCGTAAATCGGAATCTGGGGCGATGACCAGGGCGGGCGCGGATTCGGTGCCGGGGGCGGTTGGTCGGGCGGTGGGACGGACTACCGGGGCATTGTCGACTGGTATAGGCTGAAATGGAATTGAGTTGTCGGGGTGGTTCGATGGCCCCATCGTGTGGGCGGCTGTAGGGAGCAGGGTGGCTCGTTTGGGCGCTGACTCGTTCATGGTGTTGTCCTCCTTCTGCGAATGCCGCCGATGGGTTCGTCGGTGACACTTGACGATTGGTCGAGAACCGACAGGAAGCCGGCCTCGACTTCGGCGATGGGGCGGCCGAATTGCTCGCGGCTGCGGCGCCGGATTGAATCGGGATTGCTGGTCGATCGCGGCGGTGGCAGCGTGACACCAGATGCCCAAGGCTGGACGGCTCCGTCTTTCACGAGCGAGGCGTAGATGTGGAATACGGGCAGTGCGGTGAAGTCACTGGGAGTCAGATCGGATTGTCCGGCCGTCATCGTTTTGGCGTCCGCTGCGGTGAGTTGGAAGGCTATGCGGCTTCTCGCGTTTGCGGCGAAAGCGGTGCGCATCCCTGGTGGCAGCTGGTCGATGAATTGATGGGCGAGGTGGAATGATCCGCCCAGCGACCTGGACATGGCGAGTGCATCCGAGACGTCCGTGGGGAGTCTCAGAAATTCCTGCACCTCATCGAGGACGACGGTCACAGTGGTGCGGTCCTTGGGAGGAATCGAGGCACGCTCCCGCAGCGCTTGCCAGAGTTCGGCGACAACCAGAGCGCCGAGTAGTTCGGCTGATTCTGGTCCGATGACACCCTTCTGAAGTGGAACGAGGAGTACCTTGTTCTCCTGCAGAACCTGCCGGATGTTGAAGCGTGGTTGCTGTTGTCCGAGCACACCGCGAAGGTGCGGCGACAGGAGTGGTCTGATCTTGTTGAGCAGCGGTGCACAGATTTGCGCGGCGCTCTCGGGGGAGAGCTGATCGAACCACTGCCAGAACGGCCCGGCCGCAATGGGATCGGCCTTCGAGATATCGCGGGTGACGCTGCGGCGGAAGGCCGGGTTTGTCAGCAGTAGCGGAAGCATGACGAGGCTGGCGTCGTCACGGGTGGCGAGAGCGTGGAGGCTGTTCCGCAGGATGTCAGAAGACCTCGGGCCGAGACTTTCGCCGTGGATCGCGAGGAAGACGCTGAACACATGGTCGGCGACGGCTTCCGGGGAGCGGCCGTATGACTGCAACGGATTGATGCCTACTGGTGCATCGTCGAGCGGGTCGAGTACGACGATATCGTCGCGTCGGTGTTTTGGGATTGTCGAGAGCAGTTCGTGGATGAGGTCTTTCGGCTCGATGACGACAATGGGGCGTCCAGCCTGCAGGTCTTGCACGATGAGGGACTGAAGCAGGCTGCTCTTGCCGGTTCCGGTCGGCCCGAGAATCCAAAGATGTTGACGACTATCCTTTTCGCTGATGCCGAGTTGCCCATCGGTGCCCGGAGCGGTGGTGTCTCCAATGATCCGATCATCCTCGCCAGCAACGGCTTTCGGGCGGAGCTGTTTTGGATGGGCTGGTGGTTGCCCGGGGTATGGAGTGGAAGCGGCGTCGGCGACAGGCCAGCCGGTGAGGATCGGTAGTTCCTCGATGGAAATGCGTTGTCCACGAGTCCACATCGACCACTGGGGTGATGGCGAATTGAGACGCGCGGCCTTTTCGGGTGAGAAAGTCGCACGGACGCCAGGCCCCGCGACTGTCGATATTGCCGATGTCGCGGCGAGCAGTAGGCTTCGCCTGCGTTCCGGATTGTCTGCGTGAACACCGAGACGGAGGATTGCGACGAAGCCGTGTTGGGCGAGTTTTCGTTTGACTTCGGTTGCTGCGGCAGTTCGTTTTTCAGGTAGGACTCCTGTGAGGGCGCGAGAGGTGACGGACTGGTCAATCTTTGCGATTTCGCCAGTGGGAAAGCGTGGCGTGAGCCTCGGCCCGAGAACAATCTGAAGCGTGAGCTTCTCGGTTCGTCGGACGCTGGTGAGAGCAGACAGGATGGCTCGGGTCGACGCCTCAGGGTGCCCGGTGGCGAGGGCGACCTGATTGTGAAGCTGCAGTCGTCTTGCCGTCGTGATGGGGGCGCGGACATCCGGGTAACTGGTGACGACGGTGCCGGGGACGAGTTGTTCGATGTCGCGGCGAAGCGCTTGATGATGACGGAGCTGGGAGCCGACAAGATACTGAATGCCGTGGCGGTCGGCACGAGCTTCGACGATGATCTGAGGGGCATGGACTTGAGATGCCCAGCTGCGGAGCAGACCGAGAATGGGCTCTCGACTTAGCGGCGCGGGCCAGAAGATCTCCTGCCACAACAACGAGCCGAGGGGCAATGCTGGTGAGGGGTTAGTCATCTCGGGGCTCCTTCGCTCTGGAATCGTCATTGGCGGCTTCGCGTTCGGCCTCGGCCAGCGCCAAAGCTATGACGGCACGGCTGAGGCGCTGGAGATCCGGGGTATCGCGGCGAATGCCGCGGACTGAGATGTTGCGATCCTTTCGCGGTCGTCCGCCTTTTCGGTAGTCGTTCTTTCTCTTTTCTTTGTCGTTGTGTCGATAGGTTCGTGACATAGCTGTGCCCTCCTGTGAATTAGAGTTTTTGATAGTGCGGATGAATTCTTCGGGTCGTTGAATTGATTGAACGCCCGGTGTCTTCTATTTAACGTTGAACGTATTCAACGAACAATAGAGTTTGTAAAAATCACAACACCGATTGGACGGGGCTGATTCGAGACGTAGGGGTGATCAATTACCAGCGATTTTCGCGGCGGGCGCGGATGATCTGAATGGCTACCACGACGACGGACGCGACTGCGAAAGCCGACACGAGATACGGCCAGATCGCCTCGATGAGCGCGACGGCGAAGTACAGAGCGATAGCTGCGACGAGGATGCTCAGGCACCCGCTGATGGCGCGGTCGAACCAGGACTTCGGGTTGGCGTCAGTCATGACGGGTTTCGCAGTTCGTGCAGAACCCCGCGTTCGAGACCCATGACGGCGCAGTTGATGCCGAACGAACGTTGATCCGCAGGAAATCGATTGGCGAGCGCATTGATCTGTATCTGCCCGATGAGGTCGGCGTGAAACAGTTTCCATGGCAGAGAATTTCGAGCGTAACCGCTGCGCTCCAACTGGTCCAAGTGCCAGATCGCCAGTTCTAGCTCGTCAACGAGGTCGAAGCTCAGCCTCAGCAGGCAGTGGTGAACATCGTGGACGAAGCGGTGGGCGATGTTCACCTCAGGCGAGGTGAACAGCACCGATCCGCTGTTCTGGTTGGAAATGGGCAGCGGTTCCTTAGTTTGGATGCTGCGCTCGAATGCCGTGCACAGCGCGGAGTACGTGGTGGGAGCATCCTGCGTCGGGACGAAGCGGAACCCGATTGCTTCGGCGGTCTGTTCTGCGTGGAAATCTATGAAGGAGCTCAGAATTTCGCGAGCCTCATCAATCTGGATGCGGAGAACCGGAGGAATCGTCTTTGGAATGGGCATACTGAATAGACCTTCCTATGTGTTGGCAAGGTTGAATGGTGAAGAATTGGGCGTTGCTTTGGCGTCAGAGCGGTGGGACGGCGCTCCAACAGTGCGCTGGATGTCTGGCGGCTTGGTGGTCCGCTACTGCTCCTGGTCTTGATGAGCGGTGGCCATAGCGCGATTCGACGTCATGGATTCAAATATGGCGCGCGCAGTCGCGCCAGGCTCGGAATTCTGCGTGATCATCGAGATGCTCACATGGGGAGCAGTTTTCAAAGTCTGCGGGGGTTCTGCATTCAATGCGACGGCATGAACGTGGCCCTCGAAGGAGACGAGTCGACCCAGGACTTCTGATGGATCGCGGTCCGTTAGAAGAAAGTCCGTCATGACGACGATCCCAATGCTGAAGCTTCGAAACTGCGTTGCTAGACGCTCAGCTTTGGCGAATGCCGGTGAGAGATCACTCGATCCGCGCGACCCCGTCGAACGGAGCCCGGAGCGAAGTCGCAGCCGGCCGCGCCGGTGGAGCCGTTGGGGCGGCACATCGAGCGGGGAGGGCTGATCGAAGTGGATGATCGCGACGAACTCCTGGCGGCAGTTACATGACCTGCCGATGTGATCTATTGCTTGCTTGGCCTCCGAATATCGCTGTGCGAGTGGGTCATGCCCAGACTGAGCGGTGATACTTGCCGAGTCGTCGGCAATGATCACGGTCAGAGATGGACGGTCGGGGCATGAACCTGCCTCACCGAGTGCGAATGTAGCGGCGCGCTGGTTTCGATCGGTTGTCGTGCTGATGGGCTGTCCGTGGCCGATGACGCGTGGGTTCAGAAGGCGGACACGCTGGAGTTTGTGGTCGCTCACTGGTCTGCCTTCCGAATTCGGCGACCGATTGCAGGCGCTGCGGGACCGTGGCCGACGACATCGGGACTGCCGGTCAGCGATTCGTACGACAGCGCGGTGAGATGGGAGCTGGCTGCATCCCCGCGATGGTGCTGTTCCGCAGTAATTGACCGTGACCGTTCTTTAGCGCGCCCAACGAACAGGAGCAACGGGCGGGCAGTCAGTCGGCGGTGTGCGCGAAGTTCCTTGCGATACTGACCGTGCGCTTCGTCGATTAGGTCACTGACCGGGTCTGCATGGCAATACGAGTTGATGAATGATGCGACCGTGACAGCGAGGGCGAGTGATCCAAACGCGACGCCGACGGCACTCCCATCGAGAGCGGCCCGGAGGCTGAAAATCGCGCTGGCAACGAGCAACCCGACCGTCAAGCCGCTGGCCAGCGCAATTGTGGCGTACCGACGAGCCCTGAGACCGCTACCGTCGAACAAGTGTTGGTACGGCATCAAATCGCCCGAAACGTCCTCGGGTTTCTCCCGCTTCCGTTCGGCTGACAAGTGGAGGTGTTTGAACTCGGCGCCGGTGAGCCCAGCCGTTATCGTTGCCGTACCGGCCGAAACTGCCTGAAGAATCGCGAGTGCTGGGATGTCGCCGAAGATGATCGCGGCGTTTGCCGGTCCCATTACTTCACCGACGCATAGTGCACATGCCCGCAATCTGTAACCCCAACCGGACCCTTTCCGACGACGCCATGGTGACAGCGCCGCCCCAGTCAGTAGGAAGCGCTTGCGCGCCTCGGACACGACACTTCGGTTCTCAGCAATGAGATGGCCCGATTCGTTGGCATACGGTGAGAGAGCGCTGTGACGTGCCGAATCGACACGGGATATCCGTTCGGCTTCAGATTTGAACAGATGCTCCTGTGCGACGCTTTGTGCGTCCCACGCCAGTTCGCCGTACGTGTCGCCGATTGTCGGCGGACGAGGGATAGCGGACGCGTTGTCGACCGGGATGAGCCGATTCGAGCGTGCGTTTGAAAGATGATCGGTTGCCGAAGCTTTTCGCAGATTCAGGTTCGCCATGTTGATCACTGTCCGTTCGCAGGGTCGGTGACAACGCTGCATTGGGTGGCGCCGGTGCGCTCGCAGACCCGAGTCCACGCGGCCTTGAGTGCATCGACATACGTGGTCTCTGCAATAGCGCCATTGCTGGTCTTGCCGACGCCTATGAAGGTCACGGATGCACCCGATAGATCGGGAACGGCCACTTCATCAGCCATAGCTACGGCCTGCTCGCGAGATAGGGCCGGGTCGCTGAAGTGCAACGTGGCATTGTCTTCGCCGTCAGTGACGAGAAGGACGCTCAGGTTGCTCGTGTCGCCGACGGGATCGAGTTGTCTCTGGAATTCTGCAGATTGACCGAGCTGTCCGAGGATGTCGGTGCCGCCTGTCGAGCCGTCGCTTGGCTCAAACTGCAACTGGGTCAGGTTCGTCTCGACCGTCTCCATGACAGAGTCTGTGAGTTCGGGCTCACGACGTAGACGCGCGTTGTCGGTGGCACCATCGAGCTGAAGCTTGCCGGAATAGAGCGGCACAGTTGAGGCAACTGAGCCGAAGAATGCGGAGATCTCGACTACCCCACCGCAGATGACAGTGCGACGGACCGTGGCGCGCAGCGTCTCACTCTCATGGGCCGAAAGCGGCTGTTTGATTCGGCTCGCTGACATGTCGAGCGAAGCGCGAGAATCGACACTCCGTCCCGCAGGGCAATTCGCCAAGATTGCTTTGGTATCGGCCTCATGTGAGTCGAGCAAGGGGCCAGCTGTGGGACCGCAAGCACACATCAAGACAGCAAGTGCGCTGACAGCGGTGGCGACCTCAAACGTGCACTTACACAAATTTTTCGAAGGTGTGGAGGTTTGGCTCTGACTGTTCACTGTTGCATTGATCCGTTCCCGGTCACGCTCGGTAGTCACTCGGTGCGACTATTGGGATACGTTGTGGCCGTGGAACATACATTTCGCTGTCATTGAAGATCGGTCAAAGAAGTACTGCAATGAACTTGCGATGACAAGTGAGCGGAGGGACGCCACCTGGAGAATGACAAGTCGCCAACCAGGAAACTGTTATCGGCCGAGTGCCGCGCCGATCCGGCTTTCTGCATGACAAACCGATGAAAGCGCGTCGGTGCCGATGACAAATCTGGCTACGGAACCACGGCTGAACGATCTGGTTCCTCGAAGGTGATTGAATGCGGAAACTCGACGATGCGATATCCGGGTTCGCCGACATTCCGCAAACCAACCAACAACTGTCGGATGGTTCCGTCCGTGGCATTCCTGATAGGCCCGTTGATCAGCGCAATAGCGCGAGCGATGTTGTCGTTGTTGAGCTCCGGGAACTGCTCGTACAGTGCGGCGTTCGAAATCGAGCCACTGTCATCCAGATTCCGAAGGATCCACGCAAGTCGGGTGAATGGCTTCCCCGACAAAATGACTGAGTGTTCATCGCTCGTCGACAACCCAACCGTGACGCGTTGAGGCTGCGGCTCGATGTGTATCGCGTTCAGGATTCGGTCGTCCGCCGCACGATATCGTCCGGCCACGAGCTGGCGTGCACGAAGATTGTCGAGACGCTTCGTATAGGCCATGGCGACGTACAGGTTTCCGTGCATTGATGGCATCTGCGAGGTGAAGGTGGGATCGCGCCACAGACGCTCTTCGTGAAGCCGCAACTCCGCGAGGTGGCTCCACGCATCGTCGAGCCTGCCCCCGTGGTTCGGATGGACGGGTAGTCCGGTGGCCGGATCTGTGGCTAGCAGGCACGCGTACAGGCACGTCGCGTAGCTCAAGTGATACCAGCGGGCGCGGTATCCGACATCTCGGTTCGGTTCAGAAAGCTTCATCCATTTCTCGGCGCGATGCAGCAGCAAGAGGGTGCAACTTTGGATGAAGTCGTTGAGTTTGATGGTCGTGGGGTTAAGTAATGGCCCGGCTTGCCACGTATCGGGTAGCTCGAGACCGGGAACGGTCTGAGCGTCGTGGAGGGCGATGACACAACGCGCGGTCATACTGCTGTTTTTGTCGCGAGCGTCAGATCGCTCGGGCCACCAGCCCCATTTACCGTCTAGTCGGGCATGACGAAGGATTCCCGTGATCCCGACGATCAGCAGTGAACGTGTGAGGACGAGCTGGTCTTCTACTTCGGAGGCTGGCAAACTTGGGTGTGGGAACGACAGGGTCCGAAACCATGCGCTCAGAGCGGTAATTGTCATTGCAGTGAGATAGACGGATACGCGTCCTCGCTTCGCTGATTCCACGATGCCGTTAGTTTGCATAAGGACTGTTAGCTCGTTCAGGCAGAAACGTCCGGTGGCCAAGGTTTCAACTGAAAGTCCTTCGTTCGCCGTCGACAGGCCCCACAATCCGAAGGCCAATGTATGCGGGTGTTTCCCCCGGCCTCGCGCGGTGATAGGGCCATAATGGTCGGGTATGCCCCGGTTGAGGTAGCCGATGCCATCAGCCAAGACGCTTGGTGAGGCAACACCAGTCAATCGCAGGATCCGAAGTGCACTTGAAGTTCCGAGGACCGACGTCTTTTCTTGTGGCCAATGTTGCCATCCACCGTTCTCGCGAATTTGACGGGAGGCGACCTCTGCGCCCGTCAT